ACGGTCCCCGCCGGCGGGGACGTGGGATCGCTGGCACCAAAGGCGGTAAGCGCCCGGTAGGTGGTGACTGTTACGCCATAGGTGACCCCTTGGTCGATGGACTGCTCATAGCGAATGTCCGTGGAGATCGTGCCGATGCCCTTGGCCCAGCGCGTAGTCCAGATACGGTAGCCGTCGCCCTCGTTGAGATCCGTGCCGATGAGCACGCTGCCGCTCAATGTGGTGGGATTCACCGTGTCTGCCGGGCCGTTCAGATAGCGAATGGTGGTGCGGGTGACGCCAACGGTGCCAGGGTCCGAGGTTTGGCTGTATTCCACGTCGCGGCTGATCTCGCCCTTGCCCTCCGCCCACTTGTAGTCGTAAACAATCACGCCGTCCTCGCCGCGGGGACTGATGCGCGTGGAAGTCGAAATCAAAACCACCGTGCCGCCGATGGTCGCGGCCGGTGTATCGGGCGGATCGGTCAGCGACGTGATGCTGTAGATGACGAGCTTGTTGTTGTTCTTCCATTCGATGCTCGAATCAATCGTGCCGGTGCCCTTGGCGTAGCTGGCGGTCCAGATGCGATACCCGTCGGCCAGCGTGAAATCCTCGTTGACGAGAATTGTCCCAGAGGGCGGCGTGATGGGATTGCTCGTGGTCGAAAGCGCACTGAGATACTTGATCGTGTAAAACGTAATGCCCGTTGTGCCTTGGTCGATGCTGCGGCGATAGTCGATTGACTCAGAGACAAGGCCGTTGCCCTCCGCCCAAGTGCTGCGATATACATAACAACCGTTGGAGAACTCCAAGGTTTGCGAGATCAGGGTGACGGCACCACCAATGGTCGATGCTGGCGCGGTGGGTGTGTGGGACTCGTGATTGAGTTCCGTCTGATTGTAAATTTTCAGCTTCCCGCCCTCCTTGGTCTCGACCGTGTTGACCACGATGCCGGTGCCGAGCGCGTATTTGGCAGTCCAATGATAGTGCCCGTCCTCGAAGCGGTAAACTTCGCTGATTTTGATGCAGTTCGGCAGGATGAGCGCCGCCGCCCCATCGACGGGATTGAGCGGAGGATCAATGATGGTCGCAGGTTGAGCGAGTGCCGTGATCGTCATTATCGTCAGGCCGACGGTCGCACCTTCGTCAACCGATTGCTGATACTCGAAATCGATGGAAATGATATTCGGGCTCGCCGTGCCGACCTTGGCGTAGGTCGTGGTCCAGACCGTATAGCCGTCTTGCTGGGCATAGGTTGAGCCGAGCCAAGCGTAGTTTACGACGCCCCACAGTGGCGATGCAATCAACCCTTTCAGCGGATCGGTGGCGCCGTTCTCGGTGAACATCCGTTTGGTCGCCCGAATATAGCCGAGGGTGGGCTGGGTGACGGAATTGAGGGAATTGAAAGAGTTGATGAACTCCCACCCCTCGGAGTCCATGCCGCGGCCAACCCCCCACGACTGGTCGTAGATGACGTAGCCGTCTCCGCGCTCGGTCTTGTCGGAGAAACTGGCCGGCGGACCACCGGGCGGCGCAATCGCTCCCGCACCCGAGCCGTCGCCACCGGTCAACGCCACCGATGGAGCCCGATAGTAGCCCGAGCCGAAATTCGTCATCGTGATCGACTCGACGTAGGTGGTCGCAAGGACTGCCGTGCCTGATGCGCTAGACCCGCCGCCGCCGCTCAAGCCGACCGACGGCGCCGAGGTGTAGCCGGTGCCGGCGTTGGTGACGACAATCTCCGTGACCGCGCCGCCGCTAATGATGGCACGCGCCCGTGCCCCGGTGCCACTCCCGCCGCTCAACGTCACCGTTGGCTCCGTGGTGTAGCCACTGCCGCTGGAACCTAGCGTGATGTGATCGACGCCACGCGACGCGAGCACAGCAGTAGCCGCCGCCCCAGCACCCCCGCTGAACGGCGCGATATCGGCCGCGTTCAGAGTAATCACAACCGTAGGTGGAGTGGAATATCCGCTGCCTCCGCTGTTCAGGACAATAGCGATGATCCCGCCCGCACTGACGCCAGTGATGGCTGGCGGTGGCGTGCCAAACGAGGTGCGCCGCAGTTTGCCGGTGTTGGCATTTGTGACGGTCAGTTCCTCGGAAATCATCCCGTAGCCGAGTGCGTAGGTGTAAGTATATACCGCGAGGCCGTTGACGTGATCGACCTTTTTGTCGATGCAAGTGAACCCCGATGGCAACGGCGGTTCCACTCCGATATATACCAGCGTGCGCAACGTGAGATTGCCTTGGTTCTTCACCGTGTCGGTCTGCGAGATTAGGCCGCGGGAAATGTAATTGCGCTTGATCCGCTGCAATGTCCCGTCATCCGTGCGGATTTCCTCTTTGAGCACGCATTGCGTCCACGGCGCCGGCGCACGGTCCACGCCGGGAACTCCATAGATGGCGGTGCCGGCGGAAAATTGCAGGTAGCTTTGCGATACCTCGATCAAGTCGTCCTGATCTATCGTCACGTCTGCGTTGCCCACCGGCGTTTCCCCGGTGGCGGAAATTTCCTCGTAAACCTGCGTGAGTTGAGGGGGCGATTTCTCCGGGTTTTCAATCGGCCCGTCAAGCTGGCCGCTGATGTCCTGCTTGATGAGCCGGCAGGAAGTGAACTGATCGTCTGCGGTGCCCCATGTCAGCCACACCTCCGCGAGCAGTTGCGCCGGAGTCTTCACCACGAAATTCAGCACGTCAGAGACGTAGGTGACACGGAGGCGCGTGTCGGGGAGACGTTCGACCTTGGGCGCGCGATTTCTGCGATCAACGTAAGCCATGTTCACCCATCACTGCACCCATTTTCACAAAAAGTCACGCCGCAACTCTGGCACTTGCGCATTCTCGTCTTACGAGAATACCAGAACGCCAGCAACTTAGGATTGACTCCCACTCATAAATAACTCAAGCATCCGGCATGGCAGACCCAATTGCTCGCGGGACACCCGAGCCGACAGCGACGATAGTTACACCGGTGGTAGCGGTGCCCGTGGCCGCGCCAGCCAGTTCTTTGCAGCAACAGCAGAAGGAATTCGCAGACAAGGTGCAGGCAGCGAAATCGCCCGCCGAGCTTCGTGCGTTACTCGCGCAAGCGAAACCGGCGATGGAGCAAACGCTCAAGACCAAGCCGAATGATTTCGACGGAAAGCAGGCCGATCCGGGGCAACCCGCCGAGCCGAATCCCGATGAACCTCCGGCAGAGCCCGCGGCCGACGCCGCGCCGGTTCAAGGCGATGAGCCGGCCGCAGACGAGACCCCGGCGGAGGAAACTCCCGCCGATCCAGAGGCGAATGAGTTGGAAGCGGAACCCGGCGACGATGATGGCGGCGAAGGCCCCATTGAACCGCTGACCGGCAAACGCACCCACCTCAGACTAGCCCAGAACGACAAAGTAGGACGCCTAGCGGCGGCTTTTATGCGTCGTAACAGGGATCTCTCAATGGAGGGGGCCTTAGACCGTGCCAGGGACCAGTTGGGAATCAAAGCCCCCGGAACCCCTGACGAGCCTGCCGGACCTGAATCCAATCTCCCCAAGACCGTCGATGAAGCTACGGCTGAAATCGCCAAGTTGCGGGCCGAGCGGAAGAAGGCGAACACCGATCTGCGATTCGAGGAAGTATCGGACCTGAGTGACAAGCTGGAGGACTTAATCCAACATCGGTTTACTCTGGAACGACTTGAGGAAAAAAAGCAGGTTGAGGCGGCTTCCGCCTATGACCAGCAGTTTGCGGCGAGCGAGCAACGCGCCGTCGATCTTTTCGACTTTGCGGGGAAACCCGATAGTCCAGGGGGTCAGCGCATGCTGGAAATCGAGCAAAGCCTCAAGGACACCGAAGACCCGCGCTATTACAGCCCGAACAAGCCCCTGATTGTTGCACAACTGGCAGCCGCAGAGCTAAAAATCGCCCCGCGACGCAAAGGAGCCCCGCCCGTGCCGGCCAAGGCCGCAGCACCCGCGAATGGTGTTCCCCCAGCGAAAAAGAATGTCCTCCCCAGCGGAGGCAGTCGCACCACGCCAATTCCACAAAATCAACCCCCCGCGATCATTGCAGAAACCCAAAAAATTCAGTCTGCCGCCGAATGGCGAGCCTTCAAAAAGAAGGCCGGACTGCGTTTCTAAGGGTTTTTTCGGTGCTCGCCGTCGCAAGCGCGTAGCTTGCTATCAGTAAACCATTTAATTCTATGTCCTGGGAAATCGGCACACCGAACACCGCAACCGCTCTGGCCGCAATGTCGCCTGAGTCGGTGCGCGTCATCTGGCAGAAAGAAGTCGATATGGGCGAACAGTCCGAAGACTTCTTTGCACAATTCGAGGGCGCGTCGAAAGACAGCCCCGTCATGGTCATCAACGACACCTCCGTCGAGAAGGGTCTCCAATTCCGCATCACCTCCCGCGCCGGCTACTACAATCGCGGCAAGTCGGGTGAGGGCCTGTTCACGACCTCCGCGGACTTCGCGGTTGATGTCATCAACAACAACACGTTGCAGGCCGACTACCTGCGCAACGCCACCTCCGCCACGCAGCGCACCGACGAATACATGGGCATGCAGGGTGAACTGGTGGACGGCCAAGCGGCCGAACTCGGCAAGTGGATGGGTCGCGAAAAGAGCGCCCGCGCTGGCATGACGTTCGTGCTCAAGGGCGGCGCCCAAAACCTGCTCTACTCCAACGGCAAGACTGAGGATACCCTCAAGACCGCCGATGGCCTCACCTACGACGACATCCTCTACATGGGCCAGGCGCTCAAGCCGATGGGTGGTCGTCCCTGCGAGATCGGCACGATCAACGGCAACCCCGTTTACAAGTATTGTGTCATCGGCACCACGCCCGGTCTGTTCTCGCTCAAGCAGGATTCGGACTACAAGCAAGTCCTGCGCGATGCCGCTCCCCGTGAGAAGATGGACGCAAATCCGCTCTTTACGGGTGGTTACGTCGATCTCGACGGGCACCGGATCACCGAATACAACCCCATCGACGCCGATGGTTACTCGTGGGTCGGCAGCTTCTTCAATCCCAAGGCTTACTTGGGCGAGGCGATCACGGCGGGCACCGCCGCCTTCGCCATCAAGGGCGGCGGCTCGACCGCTGCGGCTGCGCTCACCAACATCGACTACTTCCGGTTCTTCCCGAACTATGCGTTCGAGTTCCTGCCCAGCGACATTTATGTCCCTGGCACGACCGAGAAGTATCTCCTGATCGTCAACCCCAAGGGTTCGGTCACGGTGGACAATCCCCAGCCCGGCGGCGTCGGCATGTATGCCTACACCACCGGCAACATCGGCTACCAAATCACAATCACCAAGCGCCTTGCGTCCGTGCAGAACGGCCCGGTGGCGCTCAATCAGGTGGGTCAGGTGGTCTGGGGCGCCGGTGTCTGGGCAACCAGCAACTTCCCGGCCGGCAACTCGATGGTTCACCCCATCGGTTCGACCATCATCGCCTGCAACGCCTACGGCACCCCGATTGGCGACACTGTTATGGTGGGCGCGATGGCGCTGCTCCGCGGCTATGGTCGTTACCGCAACTCACGCACCCAATGGGACGTGGATGGCGGTTTCGAGACCCGGAAATACATCAAGACGGTCTTCGGGCAAGCCCTGCGGAAGAACGTCAACGGTGTCTATCCTGGTTACGTCCGCATCCGTCATGCGATCAGCTACCCGGAACTCGGCCTGCCGACGATCACCTAAGTAGCCAGTCGGTTAGTTTCAAGGGTGCCGGGCGGGACCAACGCCCGGCTCCCCTTCCCTTTATGTCCACGAAACTAATCATCTACCTCACCGGCAAGCCCAGCTTGCGCGGTTTCAAGATTCGCGAATTTGTCTGGAGCGCCCCGCACGGCTGTTACATTTACGAGGGCAAGGAGATCGAGCCCGCGGCGTTCAACGAGAAATACGAGAAGGCCACGCGCAACAACTCCGACCTGTTGGTCCGGGTGAAGGTAACGCAGAACGGGGATGCCGTGCCGACGCCGGCCCCACAACCCGTTGCACTGCGGGAATTGACCGTCGAGGATGCGGAGGCGATTTTGCAACGCCACGCTCCCGAGCGGTTGAAGAAAAAGACCGGCCCGAAACCGCGCGAAGTGATGGAAGTATCGTAATCCCATGCCACTGACAGTCAAACAGGCGGCCAACGACCTATTAAGCAAGTTGGGAATAGAGGGTAGCGACCCCTCTCTAGCCTCGGCATTGGCGCAACAGGACGTTGTGATTGCCCTGAACGGAGCGATGCAAATGCTCCAGACTGCCGGCCAGGACTTCTTTACGCGGGCACAGGTCACGCTAACGCTGTCCGTCGGCACCTCAATTTACTGGATTCCGGCCACGATCCAAGCCGTGCTTGGCCCGGTGCTCTGGAATGCTTCCAAACCCCTGCGGGCTCTGACGAGCTTGGGGGAGTTCGACCAGTTCGCCCGGATATTCCAAGGCGGCTCGGCCTATGGTGCCGGCAGCGGTGAGCCGGTGGCCTATTTCGTGGAATTCCTGCGAAATGGCACGTCTGGGGACATTTGTCAGCCGGTGATGAAGGTCGCCCCGGCGCCAACCAGCCCCGCGGGCACCTTGGCGTTTGACGTGGTGAATGACGCCGTGAGCTACGCCGTGGCCGATCTGACGAGCACAAACACCCTTCCAGTGGCCCAGAGCTACACGGAAAGCGTCTTCTTGCCGATTGCGCGCATGCTGGTGACGCGCAGTTCCCAGTTCAGCCGGCCGGACCTTCTGGCGCAGCTTACGAGCGATTACCAGCTCGCCATGACGAAACTTAGCACCGTGGGCGGCTTCCCGAACGCCGAGCAACCCACCCCAACCCCGCGAGCAACTGAGGCATGAGCGCAACATCCGGCATTACCACCGTCGAACTGTTCCACCGCATAGGGCGCAGAGCCCGCGGCGGCGACTTTACGAAGCTCTCGATGACGGAGCAGACCGATCTGGCGGAGGCGGCAAACGCGGCCCTCCAAAGGCTCTACAACGCGCTCCCGGTGTATTTCAAGGAGCAGACCCAGGGATTTGTGCTCCCAGCGCCCGCTACGGTGGCGAACGTCGGCGTCACGCAATTCGGCAAGACCGTGACCGGGATCAGCTTCACCGCGGCGGAATTCGGTCAGACCATCCTGCTCGATGGTGACGCCGCGTGGAACCAAATCATCGGCACCACCGACTTGCTAACCCCTTACATGGGACCGACCGGCACCGTCGGAGGCACGATCTACGGCAGCGCGATCTACTCGGACACCTATCCGATGGACCGGGTAATCGGTAATCCCCGCTTTGCTAACATGGCGCAGGCACCGATTGCCTACCAGCGGGATATTGTGTCGGGCAACGTCTCCGACGCCGGCGCATGGCTGTTGACGCAGACTGTCGGCATGCCCCGCATGTGTTGGACGCAGGTTTTCGGTGGATCTCAGGGCAAGTCCCCGCTCATGGTGCTGAAATTCGCCCCGGTGGCGGACCAAGCCTATGCGATCAACGTCCGCCTGTCTTTCTGGCCCAAGCGCATCACCCTGGCGGACTATGACAGCGCGACGTTCCTGCCGATCCCGGACCAGTTCATCGAACCAAGTTTAATCCCGATGGCGTTGCAGTCCTTCATGTCGTCTCCCGCCTGGCTCACCAAGGGCGACGAGGCCGCGGTCGAGCAGCGCGGCGCCGCCGGCGAACTCTACGCCCGCAACCAGCCCGGCCAAATCGGCTCGCCAAATAACAGAATTTTCACTCCAATAGGTTTCTAACCCACTAATCCAATGGCTGCTCCCAACAAATTCGGTTCAAATCTTAGCAAGGCCCAGGTCGTCTATCCCGTGGGTGACTACGGGGAGGCTGGCGGCATCTTCATCACCGACACGAACGGCCATGACGGTCAGTTCCGCGGGTTCGAGGGGATTACCGCGGGCACCGCAACCTTCGTGACGCCGAATCTCACCGGACCGGCGCTTACCAACGTCCCGTTTGCGCAGGGCCAAGAGTTGAAATTTGGCTTTACGCGCGTTACGCTGCTCTCCGGTTCCGGCATCGCCAAAAACGCTTAACCCCATGAACTCGAAATTCGCCAGCCTCGCCAAGCACTACCTCCTGGGACTGCTCGCCTCGTCGTGGAACGGCGGGATCGGTGCCGTTTCGGGCATCCTGGGCATCGATGCGGTTGCCATGACCGGCGCAACCACTGAGGCGCGAATCCTCAACTGGCACGAAATGCTCGCGGCCTTTGGCGGTGCCTTCGTGCTTCATGCCTTTATGTGGCTGAAAAAGAATCCCCTGCCCGAAACCTACAACGATACCAACCCGCCAACCCCGTGAAACGCCTCCTGATTACCATAGTCTTTCTGCTTTGCTTCGCCGTTATGCCGCCGGCGGTCCTTACCTCCTGCACCACGACGCCGAATCAGCGGGTTGTCGAGGTTCAGACCCTCAAGGCGATTGGGCACACCGCCGAATCTGCCGTCCAGCTTTCGGCGCAGCTTTACAAGGACGGGCGGATCACGGCGCTGGAGGCGCGCAACGTCATCGACTTTTACGACACGAAATTCCAGTCGGTGTTTCGCGTCGCCGTGAATGCGGCCCAGGCCAACCTCGATACCATCGCATCGCCGGAGGTGATTAGTCTCGCCGCGCAACTTTCCGCCCTTGTCCTGCAACTCCAACACCCGACGCCATGAATCCCCTCCTGCTCGCCCAACTCATCAACACGCTTGGCACGGTTGGCCTTCCGATCATCACAAAGCTGATGGGTGACATCAGCGCCGGCCGCACCCAGACCACCGTGACCGCGGAGGATCTGGCGGAACTGTCCCGGTTGTCCTCGCTGACCGGTGAAAAGATATTCGAAAGCATGGGCGCCGTGCCGCCGTCAAAACCCGTCTAACCCGCCCGCTTGTGACGATCACAGACTCACCCCTCTCTATGACCGCCAACGAAATCATCGAACGCAGCAGTTCCCTCCTGGAACTGGCAAACCGGCTCCTGAAAGTCATCGCCTTCCTCGTCTCGATGTTCATCGGCGTGACGATCTGGGTTTACGCCACGAACACGAACGTCGCGAATCTCAGGCATGAGTTTGACGCCTCGACCACGCAGCGCGAGGAACGCTGGGCGCAGATTACAAAGTTCGAGGGCGAGACGAACATTACTTTAAGCCGCCTGACGACCGTGCTGGAGAACCAGCAGCGGTTACTCGAACGTCAACAGCAACAGCTTGACCGGAAATGAACTGCGCGCAGGAGTTGTTTCTCCGCGCGCACTACCTAGCGTGCTATCAGAACGCGCTCGCCGCGGGCTTCAACGGACTCGCGCAGGCCATCTACGAGTTCTATTGCGAAAAATGGCCCAATGAACTGCTCAACTGGCCGCTGACCCTTGGCGGGCCAGCAGTCAAATAAGATGGAAGGCGTCGGTCTCACCCCGGAGCCAGTAGCCAATCGCGAGGCCCAAAAGCACGCCCCCGACAAAAAGGCAAAACCCGGCAATGATGTAGTGCTCGATCTGCATAATCAGTTCCAAGGCAGTTCGAGGTGACGCTCTTGAAAAATGCGCCGATGGGCCTCGGCCACCATCTTCTTAAACTTAGAATCCGTAATGCAAGCATTGCGGATATGGCGGTTATGGCATGGCATATGCGACCGGCCGACCACTTGATTTTGCGCGGCACAACTGCCGGCTTTGGGGGGGATTTTCATGGGCGATAATTGGCGATGATGGCGGTTAGACGCGCCCCGCGCGCGGCTCATGCACGATGTTGGGCAAAGTCGCGCGGATGCGTTTCGCAGCCCGCTCAAGGGTTTTCGCGAGCCTCACCTTTGCGGCGTCATCGAGTTCTTTTTCGTAGATTTCCCACATTTCATGCCGGAAGAATCTTTCCACGGATACGGTGGCCTCTATCCACGGATCATCGGCACCGACCGGGGTCACCGCGTGCTCGATTAGCGGGACACCGCGCCGAACCCGGAGAGCCCACGATGGCGATTCCGTGAATGCACCGCGGATAATTTCACGCGCATTTTCTTCGGCGACTTCCGGGCACTCGCTTTCGACTATGCCGAGAAGTTCTCTTGCTGTTTTTGATGTGTAGCCCAAACAAGTCCCCAGCGCCAACGCGCGGGGTTTCCGCGGCGATTTCGTAGTAAGTTTTCGAGTGTTTTTCTTGAGCATAAAATCAGTCCTTTCTTTCCGCGCGGGGCACTCTGGCTTTTTGATTTTGGCGTCAGCGGTCATGGTGAGTCTGGTTGCTTCGTCCGTCCGGCGTGCCGGACCTTCTCCATCGCCGGCGTTGCGTCGCCGTGCGTGCAGTCGGCCAGCCAGTAGTCGTGCCACTTGAGGTCACTGAGGTTGCGCCAGCACCACGCCGTCTTGTGCCAGAAGGGGTGATCCCACCGCGCCAGGAATGGGCAGTCCGGCGAGCAGTGGTAGCCGTCTTCGCCCAGCACCCGCGCCATGCTCCTGCGTTCCTTGGCGGCGCGCATGGCGGCGAATTTCTTCATCCGTTTTAGGTTCGTGCTGCGCCAAAGCGATTTGCGTCTTATGGTCATTTTTCGGTGCGGCCTATTCTATTGTTCGGCATACACGATTCCGCGTGCGACGTTCCACTTGCCACAGTGCGGGCAGTTCGCGGCGATCCCCTCATCCGGTTCTCCGCGATTGAATGGCCGGTGGTCGCGCGTCGCGAACGGGCGTTTGCAGTTTCCGCATACGATGCTCGCCTTCGGTTGCCCCCAAAGGCAGATGCTCCACGCCTCGAATGAGGCCGCGTCGCAGATTTGGTCTTGTGTGAGTTGGATTGCCATAAAAAGAAGCCTACCAATGTGCTACAGAGAACGGCCCCCGAGCGGGCCGTCTCTGACCACGGCGTTCGGCCAGTGAGCGTTTAGGAGTTCCGCGAGGTGATCCCCGATCTGGTCTTGGATCGCAGCGGCCTTATCGGCTGGCAGGCCATGCGCGCCCGTGCCCGTTAGGTGGCCCCAGCCTCGGATGTCGAGCATACGCTCAGCGCCTTCGCCACTACCCCAGATTATACCATCCTCATGCCGAAACGGCGGAGTGAAGTATTTCGCAGCAAGGCCGAACCAGGCGCTAGAGCCAACGCTCGCAGCCTGTCCTTTTTCGGGTGATTGTTCTCCGCTCATAGTTATAGGGTTTTCGGCGAGATGCGAAAAGTGACGCGCACCACTTTGCATTTTCCAATGTGCGGCTTGAGTGCCTTGGCCATTTCTGCCGCGCGGTATCGGTGGCAGTAGAGCTGCGGAGTTGATTCGGAGCCTAGAGTTATTCGTCCGCTGTGATGCTGCACGGCCCACGCTGAACCACCCGTAGAGCCAACGCGGGCGCGGCTCCGTCCTTTTGCTTTAGAGGTCTTCATGTTTTCGATTGGCTAGAGCCGCGTGGCTCACTTTGACGTTCGCTGTAAATTTCAGATCACAATCAAATGCCGATTTTATTCTATGCGTCAATACGTTTCTTCGCCTTGATTGTCTTGTCGATCACCGCGGACGCCTCGTTCACGGTCAGCGTGGCACAGGTCTGCTCATCGAGTCCTAGCTGCGCCATCAGCGATAGCTGCCGCGGCGTTGCCAAGTGGTGTTTCAAGCGCGAGATCACGCGGGCAATGACTTTCGACGCGAGCCCCTTGCATTTGATGTTGCTCACGTCGATCCCCTGCTTTTGCAGAAAACTCAACTGCCCGTCCGTCGGCGGCAGGCTGTCCCATGAAGTCTCCGGTTCATAGCTGGCCAAGGACGCATCCCCCAAAGACACGGAGAGCGCAATGGGGTCAATCGTCCGGGCCTGCTTGCGCGCGTGCTTCTTGGCCGCGTCCTGCAACGCCTTGAGCATGTCCCGCTCCGCCACAGACTCAGCCGCCACCAAATCCACCTCCCCGGACTCCAGCATGGCTTTCCGTATCGCCGGTTTCGAGGCGACAAGATCCACCGGCTGAATCAGGTCGATGCGGTCGGTCAGCCATAGGAAATCGAGGATCACGAAATGTGGCTTGGCGGAGGCTGCGATTGCCGCCAGTCGGGCCTCGCGGTCGTCCAAGTGGTCGATCAATCCCGGCAGCGTGCGGGTTCCGCGGACACTGGCCTGCACGAAAAAACTCCAAATCTTGGTCGGCCGCAGGATGCAGACTCCTGTAATGTCGGGCACGTCAAAGCCCTCGACCACCAAAAGGGCGTTGCAAAGCACGGTGCCCGGTCCCGCGGCGCGAAAGGCGACAATCTTCTCGTCCCGGTCATCGCAGGCGCCGGACACGAAACTCCCGTTCATCCCCTCATCGCACAGGGCTAAAGACAGCAACCGGGCGGTTTCTATGGACGGCGTAAACACCACTGTCTTTAGAGTCTTGGCGTGAAGGGCGATCTGCTTGGCGACTTCCCGCAGGATCGGTGCGATGCGGGCCGTCACCTCGCCCAAGTCGAAATCCGCCCCCTGTCCGCCGGCACGGGATAGTTTGACTCCGCGCATGTCAATCTTGAGCGGGATGTTCTTCACCAGCGGGCGCACGAGATACCCGTCGCGCACCGCTTCGAGCAGTCCGTATTCATAGGCGATCTTTTGATAAAGCTCCCCAAGGTCGCGCTTGTCGCCGCGGCTGGCCGTCGCCGTCACACCCAAGATGCGGGCCTTGTGCTGGTATTCGGCTCCGATCTCCGGCGCGGACCATCCTTCATTGAGAGAGTCCCGCCCGTAGTGGAAATAAAAGATAATCTTGAGGTAAGACTTGGCGAGGCTCCGATGGCATTCGTCCACGATGACGAGGCTGAAATGATCGTCCGCAAACCCCGTCAGCCGGTTGTCCCGCGTCAACGTCTGCACCGACGCAATGACGACGGAGGCAAACGGGCTCGCATGATCGTCCGCCTTCTCCTTGTCGGCCACGAGTCCGGTGGACTTGCGCAGCTTGTCTATCGCCTGCTCTAGCAACTCATCGGTATGCGCGAGAATCAGCACCTTGCCGCCTTTGGCGACTTCATCGCGGGCGATGTTGGCGAAAACTACGGTCTTGCCACAGCCGCCACTCATCACCACGAGTTGCCGCGTAGCCTCCGCCCAGCCAGCCTCGACCGACTCGATGCACTCAGTCTGATAAGGGCGCAGGCGAAGCAGCGGCGCGGGCGCGTCGTCAGCCCAATCAATTTCTAGGATTTGGCTCACGCCAGATATTCCTCAATCGCCCGTTTGGCTTCCTCCGTGCTCCGGCAGACAGTGACGGTGTAACGCTGACATTCAAGCGTCCATAGCATCAGTTTTTGCACGGGCGAGACGCGACCTATCGGGGTTTTAAGTTCGAGGAAAAGTCCATGCTTCCATCGGCTGGCAACGCAAAGCATTAAATCAGGAGTTCCTGCCCTTGCCCCTTCCGCCTTCATTCTCGCCCCGTTGCGCGGGCTGCGAGCTGCCTGTAGTGGAATCGCAAATAATAGGTTCTCGGAAAGGCTGAAACCCGCGCAGGCATGGTGCCACCACCGGATTAAATCCTGCTGCATCTGAGACTCCGACGGCCCGCTCGACGGCGTGCGGTTCTTGCGGAACTTGAAATCGACCGGCAAGCCCTGCTTGGTCAGGAGGGCGGCAAGATCAGCGTCCGTATAGCGTTTCGAGGACATCGACGTAGGTGAGATTAACCGGAATCCCGTAGTGCCGCCGCATGCTGCGGTTCGCCTTGTTCAGTTGGGCCAGTCGTCCCCGGCTCCGGGTGGTCTTGGCGTGTTCGGATCGCGGGCGCTGTTTGATCTTCATTTCTTCATTCCTCTTGGGAACGTTCGGGTTAGTGCAATTACGAAAATTGTAAAATCCGTTTTTCGCCTTGGGTTACAAACGGCTTGAATCTGCCGTCAACTACACTCTGCGCGGTCACGCTTGCCTTCCCGCCTTTAGGGATGTCCATGACTGTTGCCACCTCATCCACGAGGCGCGTCATCGACGGTTTATATGCCGCTGCCATGTGCTCATCGGTGACAAGGATTTCTTTTGCGGCCTTGAAGAACTCCACCGGCTTATCAATCGTGTAGCTCCCTTTCTGAATTTTCCGCGTGATTGTGATGCCGCAACCGGCGGCAATCGAGTCCTGTTTGTCGAGGCGTTCATGGAGCATGGCGGTCGCGTCCTCAGTGGGGCGGTTGAGCGTGCGGGCAGCGATCACCCAGTCAGCCAACTGGGCGTCATTGGGCTCGCGTTTGACGCGGGCGAGGGATTCAGGAGTCAGGGTTGCTTTCATGTGTTCGAGTTCAAGTTGCAGGGCGGGGCATTGTATCGACGCTGGGCACCAGCGGCATTGCGCCATGCCGGAGTTCACTTCCATCGCGTTATCGAGGGCCGCGTTGATCCGGGCCTCCAGACCGGCCGTGGCCTTGTCGATGTCCTCAATCATGGCCTCGCTCACGCGGGGAAAGCCTTCATCCTCGTCGTTGCGCGGTTGGATGATGCGGACCTTGCCGCGGCGCAGCGTCGGATAGGCGCGTTTCAACAGGCAGGCATAAACGAGCAGTTGCCAGTTCTGCTCGGCAATATCGACGGGGATGTAGCCCGTTTTGAAGTCATCGACACGGAACTCGGTCACGTCCGGGTTGAGCGCCACCACGTCAGGATGCCCGGAGAGGTTGAACCGATCCCAAGAATACGCCAGCGCCGCCTCACATTCCAGCGACCAGTCCGCCGGCGTTTCCTCGATCACTGTCCGAAAGAGGAAATTAATCATCCAGTCATTCAGGTGATTGCCGGGCGCATAGTTGAACCCATTGGGGAAGCCATTGCCGTAGGCTCCGGCCTCCGTGACGAGCCGCCAGGCGGTCTTGAGGTGTATGTCCGTGCCCTCGTCGCCCTCTGTGCCGGCGCGCGGGGCCACGAGGCGCGTGAGCGTCAGCGACCCGTTGCAGGACAGCACCCGATCAATCTCGCTCGCGCGGAGGGTCGGTTTCAAAACACGCTCCTTCCTGTGCTGACTGATTGTTTGTCGATCTCGAAGCGCACCCCGGCGCAGACCGGGAGCGGTTCGCCTTCCTTGTAGCCGTCACAAAAGACGGCGCGGATCGCCTTGTCATTGGGCGTGCGGACGACGAATGACTCTGGAAGCAACGCGACATTTTCAACCCGGTGAATCAACCGCACCTTGAACGCAACGCCAGTCGGCTTTGCCATCACCGGAGCCGGGGCGAACTTGACCGCCTCGATTGCCTTCTCCGTTTCGGTTTTGGGCGGCGGCGGGGTGGGCGGCAGGTCGTCCAAGTCGAGTTCCATCACCGGCGTCTTGTTCTTGGCCGCGGCTTCAGCGGCAGCTTTCGCCGCTTCCTCCGCAATGCGCTGCACCTCCGCCTGCCGGCGTTGCTCGGCCTGAATCTCTGCCTGCCGGATCTTCTCCAACCGCTCCAACTCCTTGCGCCGGGCATCCTCCGCCGCCTGGGCCTTGCGCTGCTGATCGTCGTCATAGGCCGTCAGCGCGAACTTGAGCACGGTCTTGGCCTTTTCGATGCGCGCCATCGGCTCGCGCGCCGTCTCGTCAATCTTGGCATTGATGTCGATGAATGGGCGTTTCAGCGCAAGGCGCGTGGCGTCGAGTTTCTTGCCCGCGCCCGTCAGGCGTTGCTGCAAGTCGGCCGCTTGCTGGGCCGATTGCGCGTCGGTGATCTTGAGCGCCGACACCTGTTCCTCGACCTTCGCCAGCGTGGCGAGGAATGCATTGTCCGCCAGAATCAGCGGGAATGCCGGTGCGGTCGCGGCAACTTCGATGTGCTCGCTCAATCCACCTCCGGCGCCGTATCGGGCGTCGCCTCTTTCACGGCCTGCACGATGATAATCATGCTCTTGGCCTTGGTGAGTTTGCCGAGCAGTTCCACCTCCAGAAGTTTGCCCTTCGCCCAAATCGGATTCGGGATCAGGTTGTCCTCATCGCGGGTGGCACCGCCGATGTGAATGACGGTGCCGGTGAACTCGCCTTCGAGTTCCACGCTGACCGAGGGCGTCAGCACGCCACCGCTTTTGACCTCCATCGTGGTCACAGCGATCATCGTGCAAAGTGCGGTCAGTTTCTCGCCGTCGTTGAGCGCCGTGCGGGCGGCGGGTTTCGTGTCGGGCTTGGCCGGCGGTTCCGCGGCGGGCGGAAGAATCTCCGCCTCCAGCACCGTTGTCGTCGCCTTGGTGTTCTCCGTCACTGTGGCGGCACCCTTGGCCTCGCGTTTCGGCGGGGCGGTGCGTTTCGGCGGGTCAATCACCTTCTCGGCACCCGACGGAGCCGGCGTGACGTTGATTTCCTCCATGATAAACCGGTCATCGGCATCGTAGGGAATGCCGTGGATCACCTGGCGGGCGCAGTGCTTGAGGGCGCGCAGCGAAAGCATGTGGCGCGGCCGGGATGCCCAGTTGGGATTTTGTCCGACTTTCCACTCAGACAAAAGCGCAGTATATACTAGAGGGCGCTCCACCCCCTTGCGCCAGATGCGCGCAATCGCATGGGTTGGCGGAACGGAAACGTCTTCGGGATAGCAGACCGATTCCCAGCTATCGACGGCGGGATGCTCGGAGAGCTTCTTATAAACTCCCGCCGGTCCCATGATGGGGATGATGCTGCCCCCCTGCCCAGGAAACGCATACAGCATGTCCGGCAGGAACGGGTTGACCCCCATGTCGGCGGCAATCGAGACGAAGGCCGCAAGCTGGCTGTCGGTGATGTTGGCCGCATTGCCTTTGAAGCATTGGGCCTTGATTGCCTCTATCATGGCTCCAGGCTCCATGCCAATCAATGCGGCAAGTTGCTGGGAGGCTTTCGGGCGGACGGCGAGTTGGGTGTTTTCAGACATGGGATTCCTGTTTGACGGGTTGAGTTTGGTTGATGGCCTCAGTGACGATTTTCCACTGCGGCAGGGCGCGCTTTTTGGCCCGCCGTTTGATCTCTTTGACTACGAGGAGGGGGAGTTCAATGAACATCCCCTTGCGGACTATTGATGGCATAGTGCCATCGGTCTATGCGCAATATATGTCTCGTCAAGCAAGAATATGCTTTTTAGGCGGATTTTTGCGTCAACTGCGAGGCGAAGGGTGTGCTGCCACCGGGACCGGCCTTGCCGAGCTTGCTGCCGGCAGTGGCGGGCTTGGGTGCCTTTGCGGCCTGCGCCGGCGTTTCCTGCACGCCAAGTTTTGAGATAACCTGGGCGCGTTCCTCCGGGGTGAGCAGTTCCAGCTTGGCCGTGACCCCCACGCTTGTCTTCGTCGGTTCCTCGGCGGGCTGCGGCTGTTCGGGCTGAATGGCGGTGTCCGCATCGCACTTGGGATCTAGCACGCGAAGCTGTTGCCGATAGAACGGCGCCGTCTTTTCCTGCACCGTCGGCGGAAGCAGGTAGAATTTTTCCACCAGTGCCGCGGCCTGCGCCGACATTTGCAGGGCGGTGTTGTCCTTAAGCGTGGTCAGTTCGATTACGCATTTGAATTTAAGGCCGCGCACGTCATCTGGGGTCAGTTTTGAAATACCCAAATCATCACCTTCCAAATATGAAAAAACCTCCTCCGGGTTGAGGTTCGCCAAGGTGACATCAATCTCGCGGTTGACGACGCGCTCCAGCGGGCCTTTCAAGTCCTGAATGATGGGGCGGAACAGTTCGTCACCCGACTGCGCCACTTGAATGACTCCCGTTGCCAGCTTGGCCGACTGCATGCCGGCGGCTTGGTCGTCGTTGGCATTGCTGACGCCGCTCTCGTTCATCGCCAGTTGCATGAAAAACTGGATCATCAGATGAATCTGCTCGAACTTCGTGTCGGTCAGATAGACGGTTTCCAGCACGTCCTCGCGCTTCATGCCCGGTTTCTTGGTGTAAGTGCCGCCCCAGTTCATCTTGAGGTTCGGGTCGCGGTCGCCTTCGAGGGTGTTGGTCGGCGTCCAGAGATCGACGCGGCCGGCGCGGCTCTGGCTGTAATTCCAGCGGTTGACAAGCAGGTCTGTGATCGTGCCGTAGCTCTCAAACAGTTCCATGATGCCGAGCCCATACCACCGGCCCTCGACCGGATTGATGCGGACCACCTCCAGCGGGCGCAGGCCGTCCGTGGTGATGTTGGCAACGTGATCGTAGAAAATCGGCATCTGCGACTTCCGATCCGCAATCAGGCAGATATTCTCCGCCACGCCATCCCCGTTGGCGTCATACCACATCCAGAACTCCGCGAACTCCGCCACCGGCCCCCCCTCGTTCGGCTCCTGAATCTGGAAATTGTCGTTCGGGCGGTTTTGCTGGCCCTCCGCAGCCTTCGGTGCCGGGCTGTTGGACGCCATCTGTTTGATGAGGGCGACCATCTTCTGCGCGGCACCAAGGCGTTCATCGGTGTCATCCCCGACCAAGCCCCGCTTGACCACGAGATCCACGAACTCCATGACCGGCTTGTCATAGAGGTGAATGCAGCAATCGGCGGACTGGAGATCGGTTGCGCTGCTCGGGCACAGGAAGTCTTTGAAAAATATCACCTCCGACCGCGCACCCTCGAACAGCACTTGGCGGCGGTTCAGCGGGACGTTCTGATAGATCGGGGCCAATGGCTCCGGCGTCACCCCATCCCGCGCCAGAACGCGCGTGCCGGCACCATCCTCGGCGTCAACGAACTCGTCGTCCTCCGTGATATGGTTGCCGTCTTGGGCGCGCACCGGCTCGCCCTGCACGTCGGTCAGCACGCGGGCCTCGACGTTGAAAAGCTGGTCCCGGACGACATAGGAGGTCTTGACCACCGCTTCCCCCAGGATGAGGGCGCGCGAGATCGCCCGCTCCTTGTCCACTTGGGAATCCGACTCGCGCAGCTTGTATTGGCAGAACCGCTGGATGCGCAAGGCCCGTCCGGCGTCATCCACGGGGTCAAACTCCGGCACCGGGGCAGGATTGACCGAGAACCACGGCACAGCCCCAAAAAAGGCGTTCTTGGCCCGCGCAATCATCTGCCGGCAGATACGGCGCACCAGCGGCACGGAAATGTTTGAGGACAGGAAAATGTTGTCCGGTCCCATCGTGTAGGGGCGCCATGTCACGTCGTTCAGGAACGTCGCATCGTAGCGGGCGCGCTTGCCCATGAACGTGTCACCGGCGGTCAGCAACCCCTGCGCGGCCAAAGCCACGTTCTGCCGGCTGCCGGAGTTCAGCCACCATGTCGGCGTCATGGTTTGGTCCCGGCCCGACTCGTTGTTCATGTGCCGGTAGCGCGCAAACGCATGGTCGATCATCTTCTTTTCCTGCTCGGCAGTCAGCTTGAGCGCGGTCTGGAATGGCACCTTCGGCTGGTTGTAGTCGGGGGCGGGGGCACCGGGCGGATTCACTACCTGCTGGGCTTTGTCGATGAAGGATGAAACTTGGTCGCTCATGGCTGGAGTGGGTTGGTTACTTTAGAGTTTCCATCAGAGCGTCATGCGCCTTGTGCTCTTTGGGTTTGAGATTAAACAGTTTGGCGAACTTGTTGGCATCGTCCTCCCGGTCCTGCTCCGCCTTGCGCAGAATCGCCCGGTCCGCCGGTTTGAGGGACTTCGCAAACGCCTGATCCATTTCGGCGTTCTTCGTCCACGAACGGAACAGGCTGTCGTTGAGCCCGGATTGAAGTTTTTGGAGCGCAACGTCCCGGTCGAACTGCGAGGCATAACCGCTGTGAACCTGCACCGTCGCAAGCATCTTCTCCGCCTCCGCCTTGGCGCGCTTCATGTCGCCATCCTGCAAGGCATAGTGGAGTTGCTGGTATTTGCCGACGGGATAGGTGCCGGTGTCATCCTTTTCACCGGCGGACTTCTTGTAGTCGTTCGCGAGTTTGTATGCCTGCGTCGCCGCCGTGTGCCGGGAAACTTGGAACCCTTGCGAACTAGCAAACTCCTCGAAGCGGCTGACCGTGCGGGCACCTCCCGTCGTGGTCATGTCGATTAACTCCCTGATACCGGGGAGCCACCGAGCAGAGATTGGGATGCCCTTGAGTAGAAAATCCGCAAGGGTGTCCATCGCACCGACATTCTCTCCGCGCCAGTTCTTCCCAGTCCCTAATTGAATCAAACTGCCAAAGGCCGGGCTCAAGCGTCCCATGAAATACTGCCTCGGGTTGTGAATCATGCGCCAGACGTCCTCTGCCGGGTTGCGCATCGTCCAGAGTCGGTTTTTGTGTTCAAATCCAAACGGTTCGTCAAAATGGTATTGGTCATCGAACAGCTTGTTCATTATCTGCGCAATCGCCGCGACGGCGAGCGCCGTGAAGGCCAGAGCATACATGGGTTGCCTCCCGGTCTTGGAGCCGAGAAATCCTTTTGCCCCAATCGCGTAACTGCGGATATTCGACTCCCAGAAATCCGGGGCCAGTGTGAACCAGCCAAGGACATGCTGGAAAGTGGGATTGCGGTTGAGGTCCGCCAAATTCTGATGCCCGAAACGCTCGTTAATCTGATACGCGCTCAGGTAGCCGATGTCATCGCGGGTGACTTTGCCGCTCTTGATGTCGGAATCGAAAATCTTCATGTTGCGCTCAAACACGGCATCCATCGTGTGGAACTTGAGGTTCGGAATCAGCCGATGAAACGTATATTCCGAAAATGCCCGGCTTACGATGCCCACCGCCGGAATCTTGTCCACGAGGCTCTTGCTGCCCAAGCCTTCCGAGAAATGATTCTCCGCGTCATGGTCCCCGCCCAGCATCAATCCCCAGCGGACAAACTCCTGCGTGCGCGGGTCTTTCCAGTCGATGGGCTGCTTGAGGATAACGGGGTTAATCACCACCCGGTAGCCGGCCGCCAGTTTGATTTCATGGATGGCGTGGAATGAAGCTATGCCGCCCAGCATCGTGCCTTTCATGGTGCTGAGGGACTGATCGAACGCCTTGACCCCTACCTTGGCGAGATTGGCCGCAGGCGAGCCGGGCGAGTCAATCCATGCGCGGATTTTTGAGCGTTCGATGGCGTTCATCAGTTGCGCATAGTGATCGGGATGGATGCCGATTTCACCCTGCATGATGATTGGCTTTCCGTCTGGACCTGTTCCCGTGTAATCCCAGCCACGAAACGCAGCGTTCGGGATGGGTTTATAGACGACACCGCCCTCCTGTGCCGCAGGCGGGTCGCTGATGTAGTTCGCCTTGTTTGTCTCGCCCTCCTTAAACTGCCCCAGAATCAGTTTGCCGATGGGCAGTCCTTCGGGGGGCTTCTGGGTGAGCAACGCTTTAGCCAGCTTGCGCGTCTCGATGGCCTTCGTCAGTTGCGTGCCGTAGATCGCCATGATCTGGGCCAAGTCTTTCGTCTTCATCTTGAATCCCGCCTGTTCCAGATCGAAGAAATTCGGGAAAGTGCGCTCCTTTGAGTGCTTGAACTTCGCGATAATCTTGCCGCCAAAGGCCGCGCCGCCACCGGCCACGAACGGCAGTTTTACCATATGGGGAACGTAGTCCTCCACAAAGCCGCCGGATTTGACGACTCCATCCTCCACTACGTTTTCATGCAGCACGCCATACTTCACGCCGAGCGCGTGCATGTCATCGAACCATCTCTGCGCCTTGGCGACTGTGGAAAGTTGTTCGGGAGTAAGTTTTAGCGCCGCCTCATAAATGGCTTTGTCGCGGCCCTTGGATTTGGAGGCCCAGTCGGTCAGCTTGGTTGCATTGCCACCGGCGTCCATGTAGACGGATGCGGCCTCGCGCACGCGCTCACTGGGGATTTCCTTGGCGACCTTGAGTGCCGCCGTTTCGGTGTGGCCGATTCCGATTTGATTGTTCCCCACCCAAGTATTGAGCACCTTGTTAAACCCCTCGTATTTCTTGACGGCATATATGTCCTTGCCAAACGCCTTCACAGTTCTGCCCGTCTCTTGCAGATGCTCCTTCATGTCCGCGAGCGAGGATTTGACCTTATCGAGATAATCCTTGGCGGACTCCGCCGGCGTGCCGAGCGGCGCGTCAGGCTCGCCCTGCGGACCAAGCCGTTCCTCAATCTTTTTTAACAGAGCCTCGATGTGCGCCGTCGGCTGGCCCGCCGCCTGGATCTTGGCGAGTTGCGCGCGGGCGGTGTCGGCCAGCTTGGCGAGGCGCTGTTGCTCGGGGCTCGGCGCCGTTTCCGATGGCGAAGCGTCTTCTTCTGGGGCGGGGTGGTCGCGTGCGCGCTCCGCCAGTTTTGATTCAATAAAATCAAGCCCCTTCGCTACGGAACTCGGATTCCAGTCTTTGGGAACTTCGTAAGATATATTAGCTCGTCCCATCGGGCCGTTTCCGGCTTCATGGTCACGCACGCTGAGTTTCCATGTCGCCCCGTCGGCCAAGGTGATGTCATTGTAGTAACTGCCCCATTTCGTGCGAAACCACCCGCTCTGAGTGACACCCTCTGGCACATCGAAATGATCAAAGATGTCTTGCACTGCATGCGATGCATCTAGGTCTATGCCAAAACTTCCCTTATTTTCTTTGGTTTCGTCAGCAATCTCCTTTTTGGCGACATCGATGGCTGCTTCCTTTGTGGCATATTGTCCGACTCCGCTCCCATCGGATTCAACCGCCCATTTATTGCCGGATTTCATCACCGACCAAGTGCGCTCTGCGTTTGGGGACCAAACACGATACAATTCTCCTTCTCCGAATCGGGTTCCATCAAGGTCATCACCGGTGACAGCTTCAACCGTGATCTTGGCGGCGCGTGATTCTTTTTCTTCCTGAATGTTGCGTTCGACTAGCTTGACCGCTTCCGCCCTTTTAGTCGAAGCACTTCTAGGGCTCGGCTCGGCGGGCGTGCCGGTGATAAGTTTGTCGGACGGCTTCCCGCCAGCCTTCAAGCGCACTAGTTCATCAGCCGCTTCTTTCGTCAAGACCACGCCCCTTCCTGTGCGGACATACTCCTTGTCGAGTCCGAGTTTTTGCAGCGTCGCGTTGTCCATCATGTCGATGAAACCGCGCTTCATCGCTTCGTCGGTTGCCCTTTTGTATCCCGAAATAGCACTCGCCTGATTCGGCCTCCTGTCTGATGGCGTTGGGTCCGTCGGCTTGCCAACGCGCGCCTGCGATTCGACGCTCTTGCGCAGGCGTTCAAGCGCCTCGGTATTGTTGAATACCTGAAACGTGGAGTTTCCGCTTTTGATTGTCACCTTGCCAAACTTTTCGGCGGCGAGTTTGCGCTGAATGTCGGCAATGAACTTCTGTTGTTCATCTGGTTTCCTCGGGTAGTCCTTGGACTTCACCGCTTCGTTGATGGCCTGCTCTCTAAAGTCTTCGAGTTTCGCCGCCTTTGGCATCGCTTTGTCAATGGCTGAAAGCAGTTCGGCTTTCGTGTCCTTGAAGTCTTTGGTAGGAGCAAGCTGTTCACGTGCCGCAGTCTTCGCCGCGCGCTGCGCCTGAATTGCCTTCAACTTCTCATAAGTGTTTAGCGGTTTTGGCGGAGTGCGCTTCTCGATGCCACGCAAGGCGCGCATATCCGCACGGGTCGCGTCGGTTAAAGTCGTCGCCTCGCCAGCCGCAGTCGAGGGCTTGGCGGGTTTCGCCTCCGGTGCCGCCACAGCCGCCGCCGGCTTCGCTTCTGGCGGGGTATTCTCCCTTTTGGGTGTCTCGGTAGCCACCGGCTCCGCAGCCTTGTCCAACCCCTTGTAAATCTCCGCGAAGCTCCCGCCTTCCTCCATGTCCGTGAACCCGCTCAACACCCGGAACAGCGACTCCGAGTAGGGCTTGGCATTCGGGGCTTTCTCCGTGATGAACTCCGCCAGGGCTTGCCGGTTGCGGATATGCGGGAGGTCTTGCACCAGCAACCCGACGAAGCGGTTCAGTTTCTCCCGCATCGCCACGTCGATCTTCTTGTCGAACTTCTCAACCTTCTCGCCCTCGGAAGGTGCCCCAAACAGGTCTTTCGCCAAGTCCTCCATTTCCTTCGACATTTTGTTCTTTTCGAGGTCCGGGTAGGTCTTGAAATGCCCCATCTGCCGGGCCTGCGCCTGCGTCATGGTCCCGGTTTTCAGCGCGTTCTCGACTAGCGCCTGATGCTTGTCCTGATCGAGCGCATCGAGCACCCGGTTGCTGCCGGTCTTTTTGATCGCCTCGCGCGACATATAATCATGCTGCGACATTTGATGGCCCGGCACCTCGTCCGCCGGCAGGTAGGCGGCGAGCTTGGTTTTCACTGCATCGAAGTCATAGGGGAACGTGCCGCGGTCCTCTTTGGCTTTGGTGAACACCTGTCCGTTCGTGGTGCGCTCCATCGCGTTCCCGCCCGCGTGGCTGATGGCATACTCCGGCGTCTCCGCCGTGAACTGCCCTTCGCCCTGATGCTTCCCCGCCACGTCATGGATCGTCGGAATCCCCAGCCGCGTGTCACCCACGAGGATTTTCTCGCCCTTGTTCACCCGGTCTAGGAGTTCCTGCACGTCCTTCGGCTTCCAGCCCTCAGGCAGCGTGCCAGGGCTCGGATTCGGCTCGGGCGGCGGTGCGTCGGCTTTGTTGCCGGGCCATTCCTTGTCGTAGCCGAGCATTTCAATGATCTTCTTGTCGAGGGCTTCGGTGGTGTGCGCGATGTCGCCCCGCCACTTCTTGACCACCGACCGGATCATTTCATGCAGCTTCCTGAATGCGTCGATTAGGCGCTGGCTCATGCCCTTGGTGTCGCCGCGATAGACGCGCGCACCCTGCATCGCAAACCACTCCGAACGGGCGCGCTTGTCGTTCTTCAACTTCGCCCCGGTCTTCGTGCTCTTGGCATCGTATGCCTTGGCCGCACCCTCGCGCTGTCCGTCCTGCAACTTCTCCCATTCGCCCTGCACGAAGTTTTCCCCCACGATTATCTCCGCGAAGTGGAACCCCTCATGCACGATGGCACTGGCAAGGTTTTCCGGGTTCAGCTTGTCCCGGTTGAGATAGAGGGTGTTGCTGTGCTGATCGTAAGCCGCCGCGCTGTCCGGCGTGTTGGCCGCAAGGGCTTTGTCCGCCTTCCACTCGGCGTCGCCCATCGCATGAACCTCCATGTTCTCGAACGCCTCCGGGGCCGCGGCGTGCAGGCGTTGCGCGAAGTCGTTGATAATCTCCCCTGTCTTCGCTTTCTCGGTTGGGGTGCCTTTGGCGTTATCGTGCGCCACGCGCGTCAACCGCTCCGGCGTGTTGCCGCCCCGGTGGATGGCCGGCAGCCGCGGCAGCGTCAGCGAGTCGGGCCGCTTCACGCCGGCCTGATCGTAAACACTCCCCAAATGCTCATAATGCTCGCGAATGAAATGATCCAGCGCCATGCGCTCCGCCACCTTGCGGTCTTTATAGCCCTCATCACCGTATTGAGCCGCCTTTTTAAGTATGGCCTTGCCGTCGTCCACGGTCAGCATGGGCTGCCCGGTGTCCTTCCCGTTTTCATCAACGTGCCGGAGGGATTTATATCGCTCAATGCAATCGCTAAGGGTGGGCATGATGGGTGGTTAGCTTAGACTCCGCCACATGGCGAGAATGGTTTGAAGGTCTTCGGAGTCGCGTTCCTCCATTTGGCGTTCCTCCGCCTGCTGGTATTTCCAGAGCCGGTTTTCATAGTGGCGTTCCTCTCCGGTGCCACTGCTGTTCCCCCGATCCCGGCGCCCCGGCGTGGGTGGGACAGGCGGCACCGGCGGCACCACATGGATAATCGTCAGGGGAGTCGCAAAGGGAAGCTGCGCGAAGTAGTAGCATCCGAACATGGGTTATGGGTGAAAATAGAAGATGGCTGCCACGCGCCATTTGACCGCATCGGGAGAAATCCAGCCCTCATTCCAAGTGTTGTTGATGCCGCCAAACAAGATTCCATCGGGACGGACTTCGATGACTTGATGGACGACTAAACCGGCGCTCGTCTGATAAACAGCCGCATCGCCGGGGTGAAGGTCCGAGGCGCTAACCGGCTCTATCCCCAGCCAGCAAGTGCGACCCAGCCAAGGCCGCATCGAGCCGGTATCGTTGACCTCTTGGATGTTTCTTCCTAGTTTTCTTGCCGCCCAGTGCGCCGCCTCTAGCATGGCCTCCGCCTTGGTTGCCGATGAGGTTGGCGTAGGCGGCATGGCATGGCGCGTGGCGCACGCGCTCAGGGCAACTAGCAATAAAAGTGCGCAGGCTGTTCTCATTTCAGTGCGTCAGCCCGGCGGCGATCTGCGCGCCGGTGGCATCGACGGTCGCGGCATTCTTGGCCCGTGCGCCGATGGAGCCGCTGGTGGTCAGCCCAGAGGTGGGGGTTTCCCATGCCTTGTTGGCAGCGGCTTGCGTGATGTCAGCGCGGCCACTCGAATCGGCTGCAAGGGTAACGCCGCCGGTGGCCCCGGTCGCCACATCGGGCAACCTCGCACCGATGGCGACGGTCTTGCCGGTCGGCACGGTGGCTTGCACGGCGTCGGCGATGTTCTGCGCGGAGAGCGTCGCGGTGCCGGTGGTGGCGTCCACGTTGACACCGTAGGCGACGCTCGCGGCGGCGGGAATGTAGGCGGTGCCGGTGAGCGAGCCGCTGGCGTAGACGGTGTTTTTGCGCACGTCGGCAATCGCGGCTTGGCCGAGGGAGTTGTCGGCGGTGAAGAAATCGCTGTAGGTAGTGGTGCCGTTGAGGGCCTGTCGGATTTTAGCGTTGGTTGGAGTTGGGCTGATGCGATATTTGAGACTATATACCGCGACCGTGCCGTTTGATGCCCCAATTAAGCTGCCAGAAATTACAACCGTCGCGGTGCTAGAAGAACATGCCACCGCCGGGGCATTTCCCCCGGCGGTCAGCGTCCCGACGATTGTCACCGACCCGTTTGTGATGTTGACAACCCCGCCGGTGGATGTGCCCGAGCCGCCAGTGATGTTGCCGGTAATGGAAACAACCGCTGAAGCTCCGGTGGTCTGGAAACATCCGCCGCCGTTGCCGGTTGTGCCGGTCATATTCCCAATGATGACGACGGTGCAGTTTCCACTCAAATTGACCATCCACTGGCCATTCAGCGAGCAGCTAATGTTGCCGGTGATATTAATAAAACCTGCCGTCGTGCAGGTCAACGCCACGGCGGCAGAGGTGGTGGTGGTTCCAGAAATATCGCCGACAATAGTGATGGTGCCCGTTGAGGTGTTAGTGATAGCCGGGCCTCCGTTGTTGCAGATGACGTTTCCGTTTATGGTTACAAGTCCGGTTCCGGTGTTGTTGACGCAATAAATGCTGGCGGTGCTAGATGGGGTTAAGTTACCCGTGATGGTCACAGTTCCGCTGGATGAATTTGTAACTCCGTGCGCCCCAGCCGCTGAACCCGAAACTACTGCACCTCCAATAATGAGTGTCCCTGTTCCGGTCATCGTGACACAGGAAGCGCCTCCCGCCTGCGGAGTTATTGCTCCGGTTATCGTGGCCGAGTTGGCCCCGTTGCCCGCGTAGGTCACGCAAGTGACAGCGGTGTTCGAGCCGAACACGGCGGCGGTCAGGGTCACGCCATCGGCGAGGGTGAAGGTGCCGCCCGTCGTTGCACCGCTGCCGTTGACATCGTTGCGGACGGAAGTGGCGGCCGAGTTCACATTGCCGGCGACGGCAAAGCCGTTGGCGTAGGCCACATCGCCATTGACGGGATACGAGGCCCCGCCCGCCCCACCGGCCGTCGTGGACCAGATCGCGGTGTCGTTGTAATTCCCTGCGGCGATGGCGAAGCGGTTGGCGGCGCGCAGCGCCGCGGGAGAAAGGAGCAGACCCAGGAGCAGGGAGAAAGAGAGAAGCCAGGAAGGAAGGAAGCGGAGGAACATGGGGAAATGATTTTTGGTTTTCATGTTAGGAGTAGGTCGCGGTCAGGTAATCGGTCCACTTTACGTTATAGGCGTGCGCGGTGGTCACGCTGCCGTCGCTGGCGACGATGTTGCGCGTGATCGTCCAGACGGAGGCGGAGGTTGAACTGCCGGTCGGCGCGTTGCCGATGTAGTCGGTCGTGGCGCTCGCGTCCCATGCGTGCTGCACCGTCAGGGTTACGATGGCCGCGCTCGTCGGGTTCAACGAAACATCAAACGAATAGAACTGCCCGGCGACGGGCACAAACGTCTTCTGCACGTTTCCTGTGTTGGCCGCATTGCGCTGCGTGGTGTAGATTTCGTTGGCGGTCGGACTGGCGTGCAGTCCCGCGAATAACAATAGGGATAGGAGCAGTTTTTTCATTTGGCAAAGAGGGTTATCCAGCGCCATTCACTGATGCTGGCGATGTAGAACGCAAGTTCATCGCCGTTCACGGCGTAGTCTCCGGCCGCGCCGGGGTCGCCTGATGCGCTCGGCATCGTCACAAGGTTGCGGCACAGGCTCGCAGTTCCGGCGGCGGCTTCCACGTCCGTCAGCGTCTTCGCCGTGATCGTCGCCGCAATTTGGTCGCCAACCAGAATCGCCCGCGCCGACGATCCCTCTTGCGCCCGCGTAATCGTCAGCACGTCTCCAACAACCGCCGTGACGCGCACAATTTCCGCATTGGTCGAAAGCGGATTCGTGTCTGCCGGCCAAACGGTGCAGTTGAACGGCGCCGCGGGGAACAGCGCACCTTTGCCGGTCGCAACGGTCAGCGACGTGCCGCTCGTTGCCGGGCTCGGTGCCGTGGCAACCGCTGTAATTACAAAATTGGCGTGCGCGTCGAAGGACATCAGGAAGCGGCCTCAATCGTCATGGATTTGATGCGACCCTGCCCATCCCGCTCGGAAACCTCCACTTTCCACTTCTGCGGGGTGGCAACGGTGAACTGCGGGCTGACCGAGACTTTGGGTGCCGGGATGTTGACGGACGGCGTGGGCCGCTCATTGGCGGCAACGATGGCCTTGGACAGTTCCCGGATGCTGCCGACGATCTGGGACAGGCTGGTGGGCTTCGGCGCGGCCTGGGGCTTGGCCGGCGGCGCGTTGAACTTGGCCCCGCTTTTCTGAAGTTCTAGGAGTTGTTCGTCGGTGAGATTCATGGGTTAGACAAAGACGAGTTGGCCGTCGATGCACTTGAGCACCTTGTTCAGTGTCTCGATATGCTGTTTGATGTGTTTCTCCGCAAGCCTTGCCGGAAGATCGACCGTGCCCTCCTGGCCGGTGGATTCACGGCGGACCTTCATCTTGACGGGCTGGTCGCCAAGGGCGGACTCGGGCGCGGCGACTTCGGTGCCGGTGGTCGGAGTTTCGGTTTTGACCGCCGGGGCTTCGGCGGCGGGTTTGGCTGGCAGCGTGGCCTTGTATTGCTGCATCGCTTCCTGCGTGCCCTTGACGGTCGGTGGCAGCTTTACGCCGGTGAGTGCCGTAAAGACTGCGCGGGAATGCTTGTTGTCCGGGTGGAGTATGTCTCCGTAGGCGCCCGTCTGGATTGCGTTCTGGATATGCCCGGCAGTCTTGCCGACGGCACCTTTGGGAATGCCAACGGCTTCCAACTTGCTCGTAATCGTGGCAATGTCTGCGCCTACCGCTTCTCGAACAGGTGCCGCACCCGCTTGGCCGGCTTCAACTGCTTTTCCTCCTGCCGCTCGAATGCCGGGCTCTCCATCGCTTCGTGCTGCGGGCTTTCCTCCGCCCCCGGCGGTTGCTTGAACAGACGTTTGACCTTGGGTTTCATTGGGTGGGTTCTCCGTTGTGGGTTGCTGTGCGCTTAAAGCCTGCTTGATCTGCTCGTCGCCTAGCCCGATGTTTTTCAACATCTCCGTCGCCTTTTCCGCAGTCACTTTTCCGGCGGTCACGTTTGCGACAATCTTGGCCGTGATGTTCTTTTGCCGTGCCAAGTGCTCGTCAACCTGGCGCTTCTGCTTGGCATTGATCGCGGTCTCCTTCGGCATCTCAACCCCCGTGCCGGTGGAAACCGTTTCATCGCGCGGGCCGATGTCCACCTTTGATTCTGGCGCCGGAGAGACGCCTGCCGATGTCTCACCGGGTCCGCTGTCGGTGGCACCCGTCGTCGCGCTCTCCGGCGTAGAGGGTTCTTCGCTGCGCTCTCCAATGAGCTTCTGCGGCCCTGCGGTGGCCTCGGTCTCTCTCGCAACCGCCGCTTTCGCCACAGGCTTTGCCCCGGCCTTCGCCTCCGCCTTGCGGAATTGCAGTCCCTCGGGTTTATCGGGGCGGATTTTCTCCGGGATTAAAGGCGTCAGCGCCCGCGGTTCCCACTTTGCGGACTCTGCGATTACACGGCCTCGGGCGATGTCTCCTATTTTGACGCCAGCGTTTTTCGCAGCACTCTCGACCTTCGCCACCATTTCCCGCGCGGCATCATAGGATTTCTTCTGTTCTGGCGTGTATTTTGCCTGCGCCGCCGTCTCGGTGTTCGCGCCGGAAACAAGTTTGCGCGCATTGCGGTAGTCCTGCTCCTCAATGCCGGCTTTCTTCCAAAAAATTTGCGGGAAATTGGACTTCTCCATCGCCGCATGCATCGCTCCCAGTATCCCCATCGTCGCGATATTCTCCGTCGCACCCTCCATGATGCCGCGTTTCTCGTCATAGGCCACATTGCCAAATCCACCCCGTGCGGTAAGATTGGCTGCCACGGTTTGCCCAAATCCAACCAAACCGCCGCCAACTCCCCGCTCGGCCACACTGCGCAGCAATCCTTGCGCTTCATTGCCGGCAATCCACTTCATGGCCGAGGCTTCACCCTGCTTGCCAAACACGGAAAGGAGTTTGTCCACCACGATCCGGCCGGCGGGAGTCTTTGCCATCAACCGGGCGAATTGGCTGAACGGCACCAACATGCCTGCGCCAACGATGGTGCCCAGTGCTTCGGCTTGGTCGCGACCTTTTTCAAACTGTTCTGGCGTGATCTGCTTCGCGTCGAGCTTGGTTTGCAATCCTTGGGTAGCCTCATCCCGGAAAGCCTGTCCAAAGCCAAATGAGCCCGCGGCACCCGCGGCTGCCGCTTCCACTCCCGCCCCCAGTCCGGCCAGCCTGGCCGGGGCACCAGCGACCATGTAGGGCATCACCCCACCAACCATCCCGCTAACCTGTGCCGTCCAGTGCTGCTGCGCCTTGGCTTCGGCTGGATTGCTGGGGGCATGGGCGGCGGCAATGGCTTCTTTTTCCCACTTTGCATATTCGTCAATCTTCTTGGCGGCTGGATTATCCATGCCGCCCAGCACCAAAGCCGCCCCACCCGGCTGCGCCAACGCCGCTGTCCGGGCCAATGTCCGCGTTGTCGCTTGGATAATATCCGTCGTCGTCGTGCCTGAATTCGCCGCAAAATTGCTGATATTTGCCTTGGCTATTTCCCAGTTCGTCGGTGCCCGCGTCGCATCAATCGCTTGCTTCTGCTGATCGGGTGCCAGTCGCGCCAACCGCTGTTTCGCGAGGTCTTCGACGTAGGCTTTCTCCTTCGTCAGCGAATCGCGGAGAACAGGACTGATGTTGGTTTTGCTATCCGGTAAAAGCATTCCCGGTGCGCCTTCCGGTGCCGCCAGCATGTCATCGATCTCTTTCGCCCGGCGGTCGAGGGCTATGACGTGCGCGGGTGTGATCTTCCCCTCGCCTTCACCAAACCGCTTTGAGTTGTAATCCGTGACGAGTTTGCCGCCCTCCTTGCCTAGTGCCGTATGCTGCGCGAGCAGATCGTTGTGCTGCTTCACCAGCGCATTGTATTGGTCTGGCGGCAGGGTGCCTTTCCCGGCGTCGAGCTGGGCCTTGAGGGGATCGAGTTGCTTCTCGATGGCGGTCTGCCCGGTCTTGATTTCATCCAGCCGGGTTGCCCTCGCCGCCTGGCCTTTCTTGTCCACGTCGCCCAAACCGGTGCCGTAACGCCGGGCAAATTCTTCCATCCCCACACCACCGACCGCCTTCTCCCCACGCTGAATCGCAACCCCCGGTTCGGACTGCATCAGCGGGTTGGTGATTTTCTGGCCGGCTTGCGTCGCGGGCGTGCCATTCGGCGCCGCCGCCGGCATTGTCCCGCCAGCCGCCGCCAGTTCCGCCTGCGCCTGCATCAGATGGTCGTTGTTTTCCGCCGCTTGGACGGAGATAGCCTGATGCGTGGGATCGGTGTCCAGCACCCCGCCGGCATGCTTTACCAACATCGCCCGCTCCGCCAGCTTGGCCGCGTAGGCCTCCTGCCGTGCCTGCGCGGCTTGCACCTTGAACTGCGCGGCAGTAATCTTGGCCTTGACTGCCAGTGGGCCTGTGCCGGGCTGAATTTGTTTTTCTATATCGCGCTGCCTTGTGTCTAGCTGACTGAGCGCCGCCTTTGCCGCATCCTTATCCACGCCTTCCGCGGCACTGTCGGCCGCGGCTTTCAGTTTTTCGCGTTGCGCGTTTAGTTCGCCCAGATCGGCATTGGCCTGCGTCAGTGCCGCGAACGCCTCGTTTACTGGTTTCCGAGCCTCATATAAAAACGCATTATGTTTTGCCTCGATTTGCGCGGTGTTGGCCTTATGCGCCGCCGCTTGCCTGCGGGGATTCGAGCTGTTGAGGTTGTCCTCAATCGTGCCGGCCGACGTATCGACAAAGCTCCCGTCCCTTTGCTGCGTCTGATGGTAACTGCCATCGGGCATCTGGTATTTCAGGGATTGATCCTTTGGGTCCACTACGACTTTCAGCGGATTGAATTGCCGCTGCCCCAGTTCGTCCTGAATGACATGGGCCGGCTCCCCGGTCTTGGGGTGGAGTTGTATTCCCAGACTCCGCCGCTTATAAAGTTGCTGACCTTTTTCATTGACCACCGGCAGGTCATTTCCGTAGGGGTCTTTGCGGAACCGCTTTCCGTGGGGAACAGCATCGCTCTCGAATTCAGCATTGCGGGCCTTGCGCTGGTCGATCTCCGCCTGCCGCTGCTGGCGTTGCTGCTGAACTTCATCGTAGCGCGCCTGCCTGTCCTGTTCCGCCCGCGTGCCACGAGAATCAAGCACGGAGCCGGACAATAGCGCGCCCAAACTGCGGTCTGGTGCTATCACCGGGTGTGTTGCTTCCAACTGCTGCCGGGTGGTCAGCCGTTGAACTTCCCTCGTGTTGGGTCTCATCCCCATCTGCACTTTCAATGCCGCCACGCGCGTCTCTTGGTCTGGATCAATCAATCCTTCGCGACCGCTCGCATCGTCCACCCCTCCGCCGGATTCAAGCCGCTGGCGCTCCGCTATCCTTCCAAGTTCCTGTTGATTCGGCGCGATACCCAGTCGAATCTTGGTCGCAACTATGCGCGTCTGCAAATCTGGCTCATCCATTTCTCCGCCCGTTTCATTCGCATCGGCCCCGGTTCTTGGCGGGGTGCGCGTCAGTCGCGTGGTGACGGGCTGTTCGTCAACTTCGGTGTCATCAGGCGCGCTTGGCATTGGGATGGAATGCGCTTACGCGAAATTCAGCCACCCGTCAAATTGCTAATTTAGCCAAACTATTTACGCCGATTAAGGGTTTTCGCCGTGACGCGCCACACGCGGCATCCTCTTAGGTGGGGATATTTCCGCACGCTAAAAGCGCGGTCGCGATGCCGCTGACTGTAACTGTGGGCTGCGCTTGTCACCATAGCGGGAGACGCCATAGAATCAGACACAAAGAAACTTTCCCCCACTTGCATTTCTCCGAACGGATAATGGTTGTTACTGCTAGTTCGTTTTGGCGGCAGAGGAATATATTTGTCCACTACGAATCTTATGGGGTTCACGAAGCTTCTGGGTTTCATATCTCATACTACGAGGCACTAATCGGAATCCTTGTCAACTGATTTTCGGTTAATCAACCACTGAATAGGTATAAGGAGTGCAATTCCGATTAGACACTTCAAGGAAAGGTCTGCAATTCCCATAATCAGTCCGTGCTTTTGCATCTCAAAGCCTCCGATAATCAAAAACATCGCTATCAGAGCCAGTGTTATAGGGGTTTTGAATTTCATGTTCTAAGAGTAAGCCCCCGCCACGGCGGTTCCCCGCGGTGTGCCGTCGTCGCTCGGCGGCCCAAACACGTTCCGCTCCGGCACATAGACGCTCGCGTGGTCGATCAACTCGAACGCCAGAGCGATTGCAAACGTATCGTCGTCATGGAAGCCCGGTCCCGCTTCGCTGCGCCCGTCCTTGTCGATGAAGTTCTCGCACTGTTCCAAGGCCCGTTCATCCCAGATGTCGATGCCATGCCCCGGCGTGTCGTATTCGCGAATCGCCGCCGCAAGGGTGGTGATGAGGATTTCGCGGGTCTTGATGTTCGTCTGATAGCCATAGGCGTTGCTCGTCTTGTGCTCCCGCTGGTTGAACACCTCGCGCATGTAGAGGTTGGCCCCTTTCAGCTTGAGCAGTTCCGTGAGTCCCCGGTCCATGTTCATTTCTATGGCGATCATGCACCCGCTGGCGCTGCCGTAGTATCGGGCCATGCGCCAGGCGTTCTCCGCCAGCACGTCTATTTCCCACCGGCAGGCAATGATGCGTGCCGCCGTCGCCGGCCTGATCCAGACTCCGGCATTGTTCCAAAACCCGGCCCGGAGCACGAACGCCCCGTGATAGTCGGGATCTTCCCCGGTGGTCTGGCTCGCGCCGGTCATCGGGTCGATGGCTAGGATATACTTGGCCCCCGGAACCGGCTTCTCGTAAAGAATGACCTTGGCCTCGTTTTTGTCGGTGTTGCGAAACGCTACGCGCCGGTCCTTTTCCTCGATAATCCCCGGCATGGCGGGATGTCCCTCCATCCGTTTCTTCATGGTCTTGATGCCAGAGGCGTTGAACCGCATGGCCCCGGACTTGAGAAACGCATCCTGCCACGAGTGCGGATAATCCCGGTCGAAGATTTCAATCCGACGGTCGCAGATTTCCCGGATGGCGTAGCGGCGCCAGGCAAGGGCCTCCCACGCATCGAACTCCGGCACGGAACTCCCCAGATGCAGGACGCCTTGGTCGTCACGGACGGCGTAGTCATCGATCAACCGTTGCTCGCCCAGGTATTCCGGATCGGCGTCAATGGTGTTCTCGATGTGGCGTTTCTGTTCTGGCGTCAGGCGGAAAGCCGATTCGACAAACTCGAACCACGGCGCAAAGACCCGGCAATAGGAACCAAACTCAATCTCCTTCTTGCCGGAAAGAAAATCCTCCGCATCGACCGCGCGCAGCCACCGGCCATAGTAGTCGCCGCCCGCCTTTTCGGCCGAGCTTTCGAGAAAGATGCTCGTGCCCGGCAGGAGCGGGATCGCCTTGAGGATGTTGTTCATCACCTCCGCGGCGTTGGCGACGCCATACTCTGCCCATCGGGCCGCTTCCGTAGCATGCAATAGCTGGTAGGTATCACCGATGCCGGCCTGCACGTCTTTCGCGGTTTCCTTCTTGGCCCGGCTGCCGTTGCTGAACGTGGCACCCTTGGCGTTCACCTCACCGGAGTTTCCCCACTCGAATTCATCGTTCTCCTTGTAGGTCTTCATCATGTTCCACAGGCCGACGGTTTGGTCGGACTGACCGCCGATGAAGACCGCAGACGTGGACTGCCGCCGCATTTCCGTATAGCCCAGGGCCGTGAAGAACGTGGTCGAGCCGCGGTTGCGGGGCTTTAGGCCAATGATGCGCCGCGGCATTTTCAGGTCATCGAACTTGTTCACGACCTGTTGAATCTTGCGCTGGAGGTAATTCAGCTTCGGTTTGAGCAGACCGTCTTTGCGGTCCATGCCCCAGATGCGCCCGTAGGTTGCGAACCATGCGCCGCAGTTTGCCCGGATCGCGTTGTTTAGAATTTTCTCTTTTTCAGTCATGGGGATTCCGCTTCATCACATCACGGCCCGCAAAGGCAAAGCCGTGCGGCCGATAGAACTCCGTGGCGTCCCGGCTGGCAAGGATGCAGATGGTCGGCATGACCCACGGATGCGCCAGCGCGGCTTTCAACAGGGCGGTCCCCACGCCATGCCGTTGCCATTTAGCCGCCACGATCATGTCGGTGATGGAACTGAATGTCGCCTTGTCGGTGACGACGCGGCAGAATCCAACCGGCTCGTTCTCCAGCCATGCCATGAAACAAAGGCTGTTGTCGATGGCGCGCAGGATTTGCACCGGGGACTGCGAGTGGCCCCAGTAAGAGGCGCGGACTTCGCGGATCACCCACGCCGCGTCAAGCTTGGTCGCGTCCGACGATATGAGCAGGTCTTTCATGCTCGATCAACTTGGCGACGATCTCGGCGCGCTTGAATTGGAGGTGCAGGGTCGGATTGGTTGCTCGGTCCCCGCCTTCTATCCCCTCGGACATGGGATGTCTTAGCCCTTTCCAACCGACGTGATCCACATAGCTCGTGCGCGAGATTGCGCAGCGGTTGCCCAGAATGCTCGGAATCTGCCAGTCGAATGCGGTCAGCGTGTGCAGATGCGGCATAATCTTCGCCACCATCGCGCGGGTCAAAAGGTAGCTCACGCCTGGAGCATAACGGCGCCAGATAATGTCCTTGGTTGGATCGTCCTCGATTGTGTTCCCTGGCAGGCGGGAATGCGCCTCCGTGTTATAGAGGCACACCAGCGCGCCATATTCGTCCTGCAATCGCCGCGCCTCGTGCATAAAACCCGGATCGTGGATGCAATCATGGTCCGTGAAATAGAGCCGGTCATAGTCCGAGGCCCAAAAGTCGCGCAAGTGCTCCCGGCGCTGCCACTCAATTCCTTTTGCGGGATCGTTGCCAATCGCTTTATCTGCCAACTGTCGCAGCCAATGCGTGCCGTATTCCGTCGAGCCATCGTTGTAGCAGACGAGCAAGTCATCGGTGTAAATCGCCCATTTGAGCGTCGGCAGGCAGAGTTCCGCCGTGCGCTTCCGCTCGTGGCAGGCGACACAAATCATCGTGCGGTCCTTCATATCCATGTCCTCCATTTTAACATTGCTCCAAGGTTACGGGAAATGAGTAGGCGCTGTCCGACCTCATACGCCTTTGGACTGTTTTGCCGGCGATAACCCTCATCCTGCGGGCCTCCGGTATGGTAAGGATGCTCGTGTTTGAATACGATTTCCCGCGCCTTGATTAACTTGCAGCGCCCGGAATCGGCATCGGCGTAGGCGCGCAGGCTAAAATCATCGTCTGAAAAAACAGAGATATACCCCGGAAACATAAAATGCCCCTCCTGCTCATATCGCTTCCGATTACAGATGGCGGTGCAAAGCAAATCATCCTTGCGATACCCATCGCTGACTGCGATTACAAAGGGAGTCTTATCGCGGTCCAGTGCCCACCATTCCCTTTTGATTGCTTCTTCTAAAAGCGAATCCCATCCCTCCGGAGGGAATACATCGTCTTGCGCCTGAATCAGAATTTCCGCCAGCGACGCCTTGGCCGCGTAGTCCCATGCCGGAGCCGAGCCGGTGCCGTTGAACTCGACGCTGCGAAAGTTTCCAAACCCCGTCCCAATGCCGAGCCCAAGCTTGGTTTCATCGTCGGCATCGTGGCACAGGATATACTGCACGGCATGCGGCGCAATGGCCCGCTGGCTCCACAGCTTCATCGTGGCGTTCGCCTTTTCGGGGCGACCGCGCGTAGCGTGTAAAACCGAAAACAGGAGTTTCATGCGTATGCCTTCTGCACGATCTCGAATAGCGACCCGTCTTTGCACTGATGGAACAGGGCCGTCTCGCGCCGGATATGGTTCAGCCACTCGGTCTTGATGGGCAGTTGCGGACGCCAGATTTGCTGAATGGTCTTGGCGTCGGCCGCTTGCGGGAGGGTCTGAGGTGTGGCATAGGTGTCGAACGCCTGTCCGCGGTTCACGCCCCAAAAAATGTCCGGTGCGTTCAGCGTGTCCGCCAGAAGCGGAGCCTTGGCCCGCCAGTCAGGCGGATAGACCGACACGCCGGAAAGGTGGTCGAACCCATGCCCGCGCACGATGACGCCCATAAACGGCTTTCCACAGCCCGCATACTCGGCGGCGATTTCATCATGCCAGCCGGGCCGCATCGCCACCGTGTCCGCCTCCACCCACAAAACAGGCTCGCCGGGGAATGCCCCCTCGCAGTGCGCCATCGTGCGCAGGAATAGATGCGAGGCACTTTTGGGATAGCCGTCCTCGTTTTCGTCCGGGCACTCCACCCACTGGACCGGAAAGCGGATTGGCTCGATCCGCTCCCGCCAGAGCGCAACCATGTTGGGATGCACGCGCTTGGTCCGCATCACCACCAGCGGCCGGGGCGCGGAGGTTTCCTTGCGCGACAGCATCGCCACATGCCGCAGCCACTTTTCGGCCTGCGGTAGATCGACGTGGGAGATTCCGAGGGCGAGGATCACGGCTTCAAACTTAAAATGTCGCGCGGTTTCAGGTCTAAAATGGCATGAAACGCTTCATGGATTTCTTTGCCTCTTTTTGTAACCCAGCCGTGAGTTTCAGCCATTACACCCAACTCTTTTATTTCTGCCCATAACAAATCGTTAAGTTTATCATAAGCCTTATTAAGCGCAATTACCTTCGCTCTCTCTACCAATGCTCGCTGCGTTACTATCTCACTGGTTGACGACCGATCTATTGCTGCCCTTGCTGTTAATGAAGCAGCGCGAAAGTTTCTTTTTGAGAGCATGAATTCGCCGGACAACCGGATATTTTGTTCCTTCGCGAATTGAAGTCGGCGTTCTGTTTGCTTCACCTTGCTTTCTGCCTTAGTTATTTTTCGACATAATTCCAGCGTGTGCGCCTCTCGGCGTTTCAGACTCGCCTTGGCTGACTTTAACTGTTCTTCGATTGTTGGTTTCATGGTTTTGAAATGAACCAGCTTGTGTCTTCGGTGAGCACCACATGCAACCGGCGCTCGCGGGCGAACTCGATCACGCGGGTCTTCACCCCGCACTCTTGGTAGGCATCATGCCGGTTGTAAAAATCATGCCCGCAGAGCACCCCGCCATGATGCACCTTCGGCCACCAGAGGTCTATGTCTTCGCGTATATACTTATACGCGTGGTTGCCATCGAGGAACGCAAAATCGAGCGATTCATCGGGGATGGCCTGCGCCGCTTGCAGCGAATACATCCGGAGCAACTTCGCCCGGTCCCCGAACGGCGCCACCGCGGCTTTCGTCTTCTCGTAGGCGCTGGACATGACGACGCTGTTCGTCCCATCAAGATATTCGGATGGGTCTTGGTTGATCCACGGATCAACGAGAAACATCATGCCCGGCCAGTTGCGGAGGATGTATTCCGAATACTCGCCAAAGAGAACGCCAATCTCCGCCCCCCTGCTCGTGAGCAGATGCGTGTTAAGGTAGCGGATCAAATCCAACCGGGATTTAACGCTGAACAGGGAGGAGGGCGGAAAGGCTATCATAGTCGTTTATGCCGCAACTTTCGAGCTAGACATTTTGAGGTAGCTCGTGCCGCTTGAAGTATTTGCTTCCTTGTTTTCATACCGGAATCAATCTCCGAAGTGTGCCATAGTCGTTCGATGGATGGAACCAAATTTCTTCCCAAATTTGGTCGTTAAACTCAAGCCACTTAGCCTCGTCGATTAGAGAATTAAAAACGTGCGACTGCCGGGAGTGTAGCAACGCAGGAAGTTTGAAGTTGAAACAGTGATGGCGCCGAGCCGCTTCCTTGCACCATAGCCAGGACATGAACACGTCGTCCATGCGCGAGACGGGCAGGAAGGAACACCAAGGCCACCACTCGGCCGGGCGAAACCCAATATGCATCCCGCACAGCATGACCGGGCGACCATAGACGATCTTCTTCGTAAACTCCATCGGGGCTGTTACGCCCTCAACCAGTTGGCGCGCGGCGTCTCTGTCGGGCATTCCTTTCCACCAGCCCACAGAGGCGGCAACGGGGATTATCGAGGTCTTGTTGAAATACGGGTTCCCCCGTGCCGGCGGATTCGTGAGGATTTCAAGCAGTGGAAATTCCTGCGGCTTCAACGCCTCGGTGTGAATCTCAATCAACTGTTCCAGCGTCTTGCACTCGTCCGAGGGAAAGACATCATCGTCCAAGATCACGACGATCTCGTAACCCAAATCCATCGCACGCCGGATGCCTTTGTTTTTCGTGGCCCCGCACCCGCTCTTGTCCGCGTCCTGCTGATAAATCAACCAGTCCGGCGGAGTATAAATGACGTTCCATGCCTTCGCGAACTTCGCGCACTGGGCGGGGTTATGCCAGGGAACGACGACGGCGGCTTTCATTTGCCAAACCCAAGTTCGCGGATGGTCCGGCTGCGGGGATAGGGGGTCGTCGCATTCGGGAAATGCATCATCGGCGCCCCGTGCCAGTCGATGTCCCCGTTATAGTTGCGGCATGGCCGGTCCGGATGGATGATCGACCATGACTTGGGCGCGACGGAAAGCGCGTATTGGTCGCAGGAGTCTTTCAGCAAATCCTCGGGTTTGAACTCCGGGGTGTGCGGCACCATTTCCAGCGCCGCAGCGATCATCTTCCAGCCGCGCCCGTCGGCAAACACCGCGCAGGGACAGGTGCAGCCGGCGAAGAACGTGGGCGGATAGCCAATCTTCGGCGCGTGCTCGGGGCGAAAGCCATTGGAGAGAACGTCCCAATCAACGTGCATGCACGGTTCGTCAATCGCCGTCATGGCGATCCAGCGCACCATTGCGGCCCAGGTATAGCCCTTCGGATTCGTCGGGCAGGAAAGCAGAAGCGGCGAGTATTGAAACCGGCTGAACATGGCCGAGTCGGCGTTGATGGCATCCGTCTCCTTGAGGATGATCGGCTCCCAACCGTTCTTAGCCCAGGAGTGTTGCCAGAGTTCGAGCAAGTCCGGATCGGTCAGGCCCGCTACGTCGTTGAAAAATGTGTAACATTTCATAGTAAAGGGTCAGGCTTTCGCGGGCTCGAACGGCACCACGCCGTTAAGCAGGGGCGACACCTTGCGCATAATTTTTTCCGCCTGGCGGACGATGCGTTTGGGCTCGATGTCGGCCAGAACTTCACAGACGCCCTTGTCCTTCGACGGGCAGTTGGCCGGGAAGTGGTTCCGCATGGTGGCGGAGGCGTGATGGAAGCACGGGCACGCCTTGCTGTTCACGCTGCCGGTCAGGGCCACGGTGGTCGGGCAATGCTTTGTCCGCAGCTTCCACGGGAACGGGCCATAGAGGCCGACGGCCGGCACCCTCAGGGCACCGGCGACGTGGATCAGCGCGGAATCCGAGCCGATCACACAGTCCGCGGTGTTGATGAGGGCGCACGACTGGCGAAAGGTCAGGCCGGAGCGGGTCAGGTCATGCAGCGTTGGCGGAAGCTGAACCCGTTGGTCCCATTTGATCTCGCCCGGCGTGCCAAGCAGGAACACCTCCCAGCCCCGCTGAATCATGTCCTCGCAGCCATTGATAATGAGTTGCTGGGGATAGACCCGGCACTTGGCGGAGGCACCAACCTGCACGCAGACGCGCGGCATGCTGTTCCGCGGGTAAGCCTCGTTGCACCAAATCGCCTCCGTCGGCTTGACGGCATAGGCCGGATGCAGGTCTGCGATGTCGGTGATGCCGACAATCTCCGCGAACAGTTCCGTCATGTGCAGTTCCTTCGCGCGGGAATTTTTTTCGATGGCGTTTTCCAGAAACACCCACGCATCGAACGTCTCCGCCACGGCCAGCGGCACGGGGAACTGCACGATCTCATCCACGAACGGCAGATTCGCCAGGGCCACGCCGTAATGTCCCATGGTGGAAACGGCCAGATGCACCGACGGCCAGCGGCGTTTGATCTCGCGGAGCACGGGGGTCAGGAGAATGAGATCGCCGAATCCGCCGGCCCGCTGGATCAGTATGTTTCTCGGGGGTGCTCCAGTGACGAACCTCCGCACCTCGCGCAGCGGCACCATGCTCCCGCCGTCCGCCATAAGCAGCATTTGCGCGGCCACGATGTCCGTGGACAGATATTCGCCCGGAGGATAAATGTCCTGTGGGCCAAGTTCGAGGCGGACGGGCAAGTTAAGGATATGCATGATTAGTTTTGGCGGGAGAGAAAAGCCTGGATATTGGTTTCGTCGGTCGCGAGCATCCTTTCGAGTTCTTCGTAAATCAGAAAGGCTTGCCGTCTCAGTTCGCGTTCCTCGAATCCGATGGGTTTGTATTTCAAATCCTTCTCGGCCTCGGTGCGCTTCTGCACGATCCGCCGCTGATAGTATTCCTGAAACGCCTCGCTGTTCTGGAGGGTCTTGATGTGGGCGAGATCCCGGACGGCCCGCTCCTTGGCAACCTGTTGGGCTTCGTCCATCAGTCGAGCAGCGGAATTTTCTTGATGCCCAGGGCGCGGCAGAGCGCGGCATAAACCTCGATGCTCGGGCGGCTCACCGCGTTTTCGAGATTGAAATAATGCTTGTAGGAAAGGCCCGCCTTGGCCGCGAGGGCCTGTTTGGTGAATCCGCCGGCGGTGCGCAGGCGGCGCAATTCGGCGCTGAACCGTCCGAGGGTCTTGGGGCAGGTGGTGTTTCTCATGTCGCAAGCAACGGCATGAGTCATTTTCTTCTCTCGTCAAACAAGATTTTGATTGACGAAGCAAATGCTTGGTTTACCCCATGGGTCCAGCCGTTCGCTCCGGCTCCCTCGACTCTTTACCTTTTCCCCATCTTCCCTCACCGGGAGCGCCTTGTCCGACCTGTCATGGGCCATGCTCTTGCATGGACGGCGAATGACCGGGGCGGGGCAAGGCGATATTTTCCCATGAATCCGATCCGCTTCTATCAAATCCTTGTGCTCATCCTGACGCTCACCGTCTGCGGCGCGGTGATCCTGCTGATTCTGCGGGCCGGTCCTCCGTCGCTGAACTTCCCCATCATATCGAAGAAGCCATGAACCTCGCCCGCTCCGCTTCCGCCACGCTCACGCTGTCCTTTGAGCAGGCTTTGGCCTTTCTGCTTTTGGCGATGATCGCCGGCTTTGTGCTGGGCTTTCTGCTGGGCCACGACTTCCGCTCCGACCGATGAAAAAAAAGACCCCCGTATTGGATATGGATGAGGACATACCGGCTCCCGTGGCGCCGCCCGTCGAGGAACCGCACTGGCCGGAGGACGCGCAGCCGGTGAACGGCGTCGAACTGCCTGCGCCGGCACCCGCGTGGCGGTCGAGGGGAGCAAACCCAACCCGTTGGCTTCCCCCTCCTGCTGTCGGCCGCACGCTGCCGCATTCCATTGAGGCGGAGGAACACCTTCTATCCTGCCTGTTCCTTGACGGAGCGGACATACTGGCGAAGTGCCAGGCGGCGGGGCTGACGGCGGAGAGTTTCTATGACTCCAAGCATGGGCTGATTTACGGACTGTTGTGCGGTCTCCAAAAGGCGGGGAAACCGCTGGAGGTATCGGTCGTAGCGGAGGAACTGAAATCCGCCCGCAAGCTGGACCAGGTGGGCGGATATTCGTTTTTGGTGCAGGTTTCCTCGCGCATTCCGACGACGGCGCAGGCGGGCTTTTTCATTGAGAAGGTGCGCGAGCAAAGCCTGTTGCGCGAGGTGATCCGCTCGGCCACCACGACAGTTGAAGACTGCTACAGTTTCTCCGGCGGGATCGATGAGTTTTTGGCGGAGCAGGCGGGGAAGTTTGTTCGTGTGACAACAGGTGGAAGCCTTGAACCGGAGCAACCGGTGCCGCTGACCGCCTTTCAGGTGCCGCCGGAGGGGGACGCCTCGATTTTGCTGGGGAACCGGTTTTTGTGCCGCGGAGACGGGGCGGTTTTGGTGGGCACGTCGGGCATGGGCAAGTCTTCCATGTCGATCCAGATGGCGACAGGCTGGGCCTTGGGGCAGGCAGTCTTTGGCATCAAACCCGCCGGGCCGTTGCGGAGCCTGATTATCCAGTCGGAGGATTCGGATGGGGACGTGGCGGAAATGTGGGCCTCGATGCAGCACGCGCTGAAACTCACGGCCGCCGAGATTGCTGCGGTGACAGAGCGCGTCCTGGTGCGGACAGAGCGCGTCCTGCGCGGGGACCGTTTCATGGCATCGCTGCGCCGCTTGATAACGAAACATAAACCGGATCTCGTGTGGCTGAATCCCTTACAGGCTTTCATCGACGGGGACGTGACGGACTCGCAGGACTTGGGTAGGTTTCTGCGCGAGGGGCTGAACAGCGCCAATCCCGGTCTCTTTGGGTATGTCATCGTCCATCACACGACGAAACCCGCGACCGGCAAGGACCGCTCGGACCGGCTGTGGCATGAGGTGATGTATGACATGGCGGGTGGCGCCGAGATCATCAACTGGGCGCGGGCGATCATGTCCTTGCGGGCGGCGACCGAGGAAGGTCAGTTCAATCTCGTCCTGGCGAAACGCGGCCGCCGGGCCGGGGTGACAAAATCCGTGGCGCAGGGCGCGGGGTTCCGGGATGAGCCGGTCACGACGCTGCCCTTGGCGCACGCCAAGGGTTTCATCAAGGGCAACCTCCTGGGCCTCAAAAAAGACCTCCCGTTGATTCACTGGGAGACGCGCGAACCGGACGCGGGTTCTCCGGAAAGCACCGCGAAAGGCGGACGACCGGAGAAATACAGCTTTGACGACTACCGCAATTTGTTTCCAGCGCACAGTGAACCCGGTTTGGAAATTGCTCCGCTGCACAAGCGATTGGAGACGAATGCCCCGATTACCAAGGCATCCCTGCATAATTGCCTGAAACGCTGGGCCGAAGATGGCTTGATCGAGGTGATTAAGCCCGCCGGACACCCCATGCGCTACCGCCTGCTGGTTTGACCTACTCGACTTCCAGCGGGGCACTCAAGACATACAGCGTGCCGTCCCGCTGGAGTTTGCCGTCAGCGACCAATCTCTCTGCTTTCGCCCGCACGGTGTTCTTGTGCATTGGAATCTTGGCCTGCACTACTCGGGCAAGCTGGTGTTGCGGCAGCGGTCCCGCTTTCAGCGCCTCAAGGATTTCATCTTCCCCGCCCACGTCCGGCCTGCCTCCCAATTTCCCGCTGCCCGTATTCTTTAGATAAAGCCGCCTAAACTTCCCGCACCAGTTGTCGGCCTCTACACTCGGGAAACCTTCTCCCGTCGGAGGATTGTAATGGCATGTTCCAACCTTGTCGAAATAGCGGCACGCTCCGCACCCGTTTAACTCACCTTCTTTTTGTAGTGGATTCATGCCTTATTGTATTTCACATATTTACCGTAAATGCAACGCATATTTCATCCTCTGTTTTAATAAAGTTTAATTTCCTCACTTTCTCTGTGCGCGTTTTAACTCAGATTTGGCCATGGGGCCAATCTGATTAGTTAAAACGTGCGAAAGTGTGATTTTAATTTTTACCCCTTTTCCCCATCCCTGTTTAATTCTCCATCTTCCCGCCCTCTACCTCCCTTTTTGCAACGCCATACCCACCCCTTCTTTTTCGGGCATACCACCCCCAAGCTTTTTCAAAACGAAGGAAAGCCTGAGTAGGTAAGATGATTTTCACACCCGTAGCGCCGCCTAGAATGGGCATACTGGGGGTCGGGATCTCGGGAAGGGCCGCGCGGAGGGTCGCAGCGCGCCAAGCCCAGCCGGCCGGCGCTCGTCGCACCCCGAACCCCAAAAGGCCGATGTGCTCGGTGCCTGCAAGGTGCCCAGTCCGCCCGCTCCCTGGCAAACGCGGGCAAACAGCCAAATGGTGAGGGTCAGGACACTGGGGGGGTGACAGAACGCGCCAAATCGCAAGGAAACGCCACTGTTGCAAGTAACGCAATATCAGAAGGTTATGAATATGCATATTGACAGTCAATCACTTACGAATTTGCTTAACATAATGACGATTGTGCGAAGAACTGTGCGTAACTCATTGCCTGGCGCGTGTCTTATGCGAAAAGAACGCCCGTTCGCTCCGGTCGCTATTGCGACTGGTCACTCGACCTCGACCACTTTTGCCGCCGGTTTAACCCGCTTGGCCGCGGCCAGGCCGGCGCCGATCCGCGGAACCTGCTTGGCTTTGAGCGCGTCGAGTTCGCGCTGCATCGCCTCAATCACGTCGGGGCTGTTGCCGGCCTCCTCGATGTTCACGCCAGACCTTTTGATTTCGTGCATGATGCGTTTGAGGGGTTCGCCCTCGAAGTGGCTGAAAATGCCAAAGACCGCCTTCAACTGGTTCGTGGTGTCGGGCTCGAACACCCAATCGCCTTGCGTGCCGTTCGCGGCAATGGCAGACTTATCCCAGACCCGCCGGCCCGCGGTCAACCCACGCTCCAAGCTGTCCGCAATCTTCTTCACAATCTCGGGGCGGGACAGAAGCTCGCTAGCGACGAACTTGCCAATGCCTGTGCCGGCGTTCGGGGCGAGGGATTCGATTTCTTCGGAGGTGTTTCGTTTGGTCATGCTTGACGCTGCGTATGGGTAGGCGCGAGAGAACTAACATATTTATATATCCGCATGTCAAGATAGGTGCAGGAAATTATGGGTAGGCGTAAGAAAATGAACATGGTGGAAGGGTAGGCCGAAAGGAGTAGGATGTAAGAAATGGGAGGGTGGGACAAAGCAATGTCCCAGGGTGAGAGCATATACCAATAAAAGTTGTAGTGATGAGGAAGGGGCAAGGGTTTACGAAATGTAAAAAAGATAAATCTCGCAAAACGAGAGAGGGAGGTGGATATATACCGACGAAAGAAACAACGACAGGAAACAAAGTCGGATCAGACTCAAAACGAAAAAACAACATGAGCACACAAAAAGCGAAGTTTGAACTATATCGCCGGCTGCAAGAGCTGGGCTTTGGCTATGAGGAGGCGACGAGCCTCCGCCGGATCGAGATGGCGCTGAAACGCTGGGCGGAGCGCGAGTGCGGCGACGGCTCCAACTGGGCTGTAGAACGGGACGAAAAAACGGGCAAGCCGTTTAACGTCTATCATGGACCCGGTGCGGCTCGCAGCTACCCCATTGTAGACAGGGAGGCCGGGGCCCTGCGGAGGCTGAAGAAAATAGTCTGGGCGCGCAATGACCGGGAGGCGGCCCATGCGACCGGCCGGGAGGTGCTGGCCTACCATCAGGGTGATCCGCGGGGGTGCATGCTGTATCTGGTGCGGTCGGGTGATTTGCCCGAGGTGAGTGACGAAAGCATGGTCAAGTGCTCCGGGCCGGCGGTGATTAAGGACGGGGCAAGCCGGCTGCGCTGGCTGCTGTCCTGCTTTTACACGCGGGGGCTGGCAATCTGCTGCTGAGAAACCTCTAACCAACGAAAAAATGAAAAACGAAATCATCCACGACGGCCTCAATCCGCACGACATAAAAACCGGCAGAAACCGGGTGGAATACGGCACGATCAAAACGTCAGACGGCATACTGATCGACCTCGTGCAGCTGGCCTACCTCCAGCAGGGCGGCACGCCGACCCAAACCTGGTATGAGGCGGCCGGCGAGGATCGCGCGACGGGCGACGACTACAAAATTTACTGGGAAATAACGCAAAGCGATACTGAGGACGAGTCCGAGGCATGCGACTGGGACGAGTTCGAAGTTAACAAACTATGAGCCGAACGAACCGCAAACAAAACCAAAAAGCCAACGATGAAAACCGAAATAAACCTCTCCCTCACGGGACTCCCCACGACTCCGGCGGCACCGCTCAAAGGCCGTGATTTCCGCCGCTGCGACTGGCCTTTCCGAAACGTCGGCCTCGCCGCCGCCGTGATTGCCGCCCTGCCAGCAGCTCACAAAACTACGGTCGCGGTGCGGCGCACCGGCGGATATTTCGGCTGGCACACGGCGATCTCGCCAGAGGCGGCGCAGGCGCTCAAAGAAATCATCGCGCTGCTCAACTCGAAAAACCGGCTGCTCTTGCCGCCAAAAGACTGAGCACTCCTTGAGAGTCCAAGATCTTCCGTCGTTGGACCGCGCCGAAAGGCTGGCCAGCCCGCGGGCCGCGACGAAAACAAAACCAAAAAACCAACGAAAATGAACTCCTCGAAATACGCACTACTCAGCACCCCGGAAGGCAAGCGCTACGGCACGATCATATCCACTCACCGCAGCGCCGAGTCGGCGCAGGCCGCCTACGACCGCGTTGCCGCTCGGGTCTCACGGCGCAACCCCGATGCGCTCATCGATCTCATGTATGAGGTGAGCGCCCTCCCGACCCCCGCCGGCCGCACCGGCACCAAGGGCCAGCGCATCGCCATCGACCTCACCCGATGAGCCGCGGCAACCCCGGCCACCTCATCCGCTAAAAAAAAAACTCCACCCATGAAAACCCTAGTCAAACCCATCGCGTTCGCGTGGAGGGTGGCTTATATGAAAAACCAACGCCGGAAACTATTAAAACCAAGCACCATGAAAACACATATCGAAACGACGGCGGACCGCACGATGGAAGCCCGCAGCAAGTTGGATGAATGCCAACAGAGCGAAGCGAAAGCGCGAGGCGATTATGAGTCAGCGCAAGCGGCCAAGAGCCGCGCGACACTCCGTTACTACCTTGCACAGCGGGCGACGGAGTGCGCCGCAAGTGAACTGCAAGCGGCGCAGGAAGCGCACCAAGCGGCGAGGGCGAGAAGCCCCGGCTGACCCGACGAAGAACCCCCATGCCCTACAAATCAAAGGCGAAACAGAAACGTTACCTTAATCGGTGGCGGCGGAGGCATCCGGACTACATGCGAGAGTGGAACCGGGCGAATCCGGGCTATCACAAGGCACTGCCATGAACAACGACCCCAGCCCCGACCAAACGGAATACGAGCGGGTGCAGCGCGAGCGGGATCTGGACGCGCAGGAGGCGCGGGCTGTGAGACTGGAGCGGTTTGGCTGGGGGCTGGAGGGGATGCAGACCGAGACGGCGCCGCCACTTTTGCCTGAAACTGAAACCACAAAGGAAACCCCATGAAAGCCCTGCGCCTCGCGTTCTACTGCTTTAACACCGCCTGGATGTTCCTGGTGTTCCTGCTGGTGTTGATCGTGCTCTGGCCGATGCTGAACTGGGAAGAACGAAAGGAAAAAAGTGAGACCGCTAACTATTGACCAAAAGGCCGCGCGCCTGCACGCCGCGAAGCCCTGGCTGTCGCATGCCGCCGTGATGTCTGAGCTTGCCTCTCGCCCAAGGAGAGGCAAGAAAGTGCCCGTAATGAAAACCAGCGAACGGCGCCACCCGTGGCAGGAACGCGCGGACTGTGGCTAAACGGTCGGTTAGACTTCCGATTTTATGACCATCACGATCCAGATAGGTAATACCGACGACAAACTCACGCAGGCCGAATGGTCTGACTTCGTGGCTCTCGTCCACGACTATATCGAGCGATACGTCGAAGATCGCGCCGCAAGTGTGCATTTCTTCGGCGTGTCGGCCGACTACGAGCGGTGGCAAAATGCGGTGTGGGTCGTCTTGCTAATGGACGAACAGGAGCCGTCACTGCGCGCTGACATCAGCACCGCACGCCGGAAGTTCCGGCAGGACTCCGCCGCCTGGACAACCGGAGAAACCTCTTTCGTCTAACTCCAAATATGAGCCAGATGGCCACTCCACCTGATATGAAAACTACAAAAAAACGTGCGCGGAGATCATCTTTCTTTGCCGAACTATTTTCAACTATGCCAATCCCAAAAACACTCAGTCCCCGTCCCGCTCGTTGGCTCTTGCGTCTGTGGGCTAAGGCGTGGCTGGACGGTGAGCCAGCGCCGCTCGCCTACCAACCGCAGCACCTCTGGAGCGATGGCACATTCGAGATGTGGGCCAACCTCGGCGAACCGACGAGCTCGAAGCGAGTCACGCGCGAGCGGCTCGCGATATATCTCGCACTCCACCCCGGCGAAAAAGTGCGCGTGCTGAAAATCGTGAGCGCCACCGAGGTGGTCGATGTCACGGATTTTCTGCCGAACGGCGAGGATGACGCACGGCCGCTCGGGGCCGTTGCGTCTGGCGCGTGGTTGGGAAAGCCCTCTGAAAATCTCACGAAAACAACGAACACCAAAGATGCATGAGCTGGCACTATTCGCAGGCGCTGGCGGCGGCATACTCGGGGGCAAACTCCTCGGGTGGACTACCGTCTGCGCCGTCGAATGGAATGAATACGCCCGTCGCGTGCTCCTCGCCCGACAAGACGACGGGAGCCTGCCCGCCTTCCCTATCTGGGACGACGTGCAAACCTTCGACGGACGACCGTGGCGCGGTCTGGTGGATGTCGTGTCTGGCGGCTTCCCGTGCCAAGACATCAGCGTGGCCGGAACCGGCAAAGGGCTCGACGGAGAAAAAAGCGGGCTGTGGTCGGAAATGGCCCGAATCATTGGCGAGGTGGGACCGCGGCACGTGCTCGTGGAGAACTCGCCAGCTCTCACTTTTCGGGGGGGCACCCGAGTGCTTGGAGACCTTGCCTCGATGGGGTATGATGCGCGATGGGGAATTGTGGGAGCAACCCACACCGGCGCTCCACACGAAAGGGAGCGCATGTGGATCGTGGCCGACTCTATCCGCGAACGAAGCGCGGAACGGCTGGCAGGACCGAAGCGGTGCGAAGAAAGGGAAGCAAGAGTCGCTGACGACGGTGCTACAGCGCCAGATGGGGCGGAAAACCGGCGAGCCGTGGCATGGTGGGCATCTGAACCCAGCGTGGGCCGAATGGTTCATGGGCTGGCCAATCGGATGGACCGACTGCGCTGCACCGGCAATGGACAGTCTCCGCCAGTGGTGCGACTCGCTTGGCGGCTTCTTTCAACGTCCGAAAACCAAGGAGGCCGCGTAGGGCTTCCCAACGCAGAGCTATCCGATGGCACGGCGAACATCTAAGACTATGAGCAAGCCAAAAACTAAACGCAAACCCGCAACAGTCGCAACTGCCGAGGCCAAGTGCCATTCGGATCGGCGATTGGTTGGGTGCGTCGTTACGAAACAGGGCGGCCCAATCCTCAACGAAGGATATGTGTGCGCCGCCGGTGACAATATCGCCGCCATCGAAATAGACATGAAATCAAAGCGGTGTGAGGTCATGGCCGAATCATCGACGGAAGATGGGGCGCCGGTGATATGGTTAGATGGAACAAACGCGCTGCATCTGAAAAAAGGCCACGAAAAAGAAGAAACAGAAGTAGCGTTTCCAGACTACAGGGGCTGGCGAATCTTCTCAGCCAATGTCTGCCGATACACCTTCCGCCTATGCTTCGTGCGGGATGAATCGCCTTACAAATAAGATGAGCCACGACCCCGCCACCCTCGACGTGAGCATGTTCCCAACGGCCCCAGCGGGGTCGTTGGCTCTGGCGGCTGGTTCGCCTCCGTTTCGCGTGCAGCTATCACGCCGGCGTGGTTGGCGAAAGCCGCCAAACTGCGTTGTGGTCGCGCGCCCGTCCCGATGGGGCAACCCGTGGCGCGTCGGAGAATACGGCTCCGCTGTCGAATGCGTGGCTCGATACGAGCGTGCGATCCGTGACGGACGATTTACAAACGAGGTGGACGACCTGCGCCAACTGCGTGGGAAAAACCTCGCGTGCTGGTGTTCTCTTGGGGAGCCGTGTCATGCGGACGTGCTTCTTTCTTTGGCGAACCGGGGATGAGCTACACGGCCCGAAAACCAAATGACTCTATGACCACTGAAAATATCCAACCACCCAATACGCTAGCCGAAGCCCCCGATGGCCGTGTTAGCTCTGGCCCCTCGTTAGGCTCTTTGATCGAATCGCTCGCCTTTGAGTCCAAGCAGCCGGACAGAGGCTACACGGTCCGCGCAAGCTACCTCAATGAGCCCCGCAAGCAGGACGCGCTAATCGAAATCTTCAAAGACTCTAAACCGCTGCGGGCCTTCTTCTTTCCGGCCTACAAGGTATGGAACATCGCCGCACACTTCCGCGACATCGTGGACGGTGAAATCGCCGGTGATAGCAGCGGCTACGAAATGGCCGCGTGGGACGGAATCACCAACAGCATAATCCTGCTCCCGCGTGAGCAAGCCCAACGCCTCGGCCAGAGCCACGGCCGCTCGGGGCCGTTGGCTCTGGCCGAATGTTCGAAATGCCGGCCTCCGACTCTGGAAAATGCCTCCTGAAATATAATGCACAATGTGCAAGAAAAAGCTTGCAATCGTCTGCACAACGTGCATAGTCCTAAGTCATGGAGGCAATCAAGCCTCCCCGAAAAAAAATCAAAAATGAACGCTCTGAAATCCACCTACCGCGCCATGAATGCCGTGATGCCCTCCGAATGCTTTCTTGCCGACAATATGCCGGTCCCGACGCCCGCCGATAACCTGAAAAAGCACCTCGCGGGTGTAGCCGCTGAGACGCTCGACGAGATCATTGAGGCCACGGGCTACGCTGCAAACGGGGTCGCGGTCGGATACGATGCCCAGCGCGATGCGGACATCAACTCCGCCGCTCGCCGCGAACTCGCCCGCCGCCTCGCATGAGCTTCGCGGACCAACTCAAAAAGGCCCGCGAAAAAGCGGGCCTCTCCATCGCGGACGCCGCCAAAGGGCGCGGCGTTTCGCCGCGCACCTGGGCGTATTGGGAAGCCGGCTTGCGGCTCCCGCCAGCCGAGCGGGACGCGATCACGCGGGAGCGTCTTCTTTCGTCGCTCACCAAAGAGCGTTCGCCCGGTCCGTCGAACACCAGAGATAATCCAGCTGACCGAGCCCCGCGCGATGAATAGCACGCAAAACGAACAATCGGTCAGCTTGGCTTTGGCGACTCGTTAGGCGTCCGAAAAAATCTCAACCAACACTCAAAATGAACGCATCACTCGAAGGAATAACAGCCGCGAAGCAGATCGCTTCTTCTTATCCGCAAGCAAACATCAACGCCGAAGCCGTCGCGCAACTTATCGACGCGAACTTTGCGCGCGTCCGCGACGCTTTCAACTTCGCGAGAACGCGCGAGGAACTAACCGCGACCTACGGCAAGCCGACGCGCACAAGCGCAATCCTCCGAATCGAAATCCGTATCTTGCCGCTGGTGGAAGACCGGCCGGTGCGGAGCACAAAACCTGAAACCTCACGATCAGCCGGACAGGGTCTAGCGTCTGGTTCGCCTTTTCGGACGGCACCGGACAGGCAAAAAAAACAAATGCACGGCGCGACCGGAATCTTCCTGCGCGCCATCGGGCAAGATGGCCGCTGGGGCTCATACGACATGGCCGAACTCGATGCGGACAGCCTGACGGCATGGCTCAAGCTGGACGGCGGCGACAACCCGCTTGCCGAGAACTGCGTTCGCATCCTCCTCGGACACCCGCAGATTCAGGCGAACGACGCGCTATGCCAGCCCGCACCTGCGGCGCGGCATTCCACGGGCGTTACCGATTAAACGGACGCGGCCAATAGGGATTGGCATCAGCAACTTGTTAAGCGGCGAACAACGAAAACCAAAAAGAAAATATGAACGGAGAAACAAAAACACTGAATCACGAGCAGTTCCTGCAAACGTATCTGCTCAATCGCGCACTCGCACACGTCGGCGGCCTCGATGCTCCCTACGCGGTGGAAACTGGTGAGGAAGGCTGGCAGAAAATCCAGCGCATCATCGCCAAAGACCCGAAGAACCAAAACGACAAATCTGGAACCCCCTAACGTTCAAGATGAGCTGACGCGGCGAGCCGCCCTGAAAAATCCATGAACTCGAAAGCCAACCACGAAGCCCTGTCCGCGTCAGATCGGGCGGCGGGTTCGGCGCATAAAACTCCCGAGGGCGTGCTGGTGTGCGCTCGCTGCAATGCCGAAATGGAGTGGGAAGACTGCTCTGCCTGCGGCGGCGACGGATTCTTCGCCGGCCACGAGGAAGACCCGAACTGGTATCATCCGGGCGAACTGGTGGCCTGCCGCCAGTGCGGCGGAACTGGCGGCGCCGGACATGGGAATTTATGAAGCCTGAACTCGAAGCGAATAATACAAATGCGCCAAGCGGCGTTCTGCTCCGCCCGGTTGTTGGGTCGGCGAAACTGGAGCGTATAGACGATGCAATTCAGCGGCTGAGAAAAGGCATCGCGGAATGCAATGAGCGGATCTATGAAAAAGCCTTGGCCGACTTTGGAAATGAAACCAAGGACGGGAACGCCGGCCAATAAATTTCATGCGCACAAACCAAAAACCCCCCGCCCCGCTGGTGGAAGACTGGCCGGTGCGGAGCGCAAAACCTGAAACCTCACGATCAGCCGGACAGGGTCTAGCGTCTGGTTCTGGTCTGTCTTTCTCGAAAAATAATCCCGACAAGCGCACCGGCTACTGGTGCGGAGATTGTGGCCACGCGATGCGCTACAACGTGCCGCGGCTTGGGCCTGCTGGCGGTTTCGTCCACGCCGCCACTTCCAGCCTTCGGTGTGGAGCGCCAGCATAATAACCGAAAAACAAAATGAGCAAAGACCCACTCCATATCTACCTTGCGAAAGAGCGCGCCAATGGCGCATATAGCTTCTTGCTGCGCGTCCAACCGCCGCGCTACATCGGCGACACCGAAGTGCGCTTCGCGATCCACCCCGAGCTGCAATCGGGCGAGACGAATGACTACTCGGTTAGCGAAGACCCGGAGCGGCGCGATGCAGACTTCCTCTACAACCTCGCGGCGGCCCCCGATCCGGATATCGAGAAATTTCTCGCGACGCTGCGCGATCTCCGGCTTCCACACTCCACCTGATATGAAAACTACAAAAAACGTGCGCGTGGCCATCTTGGCTCTAGCGCTTTGCGAGGCCTGCTGGGCGTCCGAGAAAATCGTGACCGCCGGCGGAACCGATTTCTCGCACGTGCAGAAGATGCTGGACGACGGATGGACCGTGAAGGCATCCCATGCGGTCGTAGCCGAGACCACGGCCTACGGAAACCACCGGATCGAAAATCTGCTTCACGTCTTCACGCTCGCGTCGCCGCCGGCCGAAACCTTGGCCGCACTGGAACGAAAGCGCGCCGCCGAAGCGAAGGCCGTTTTTGAACGAAAGCGCGCCGAGTCGCGAGACCGGCGGTGAATGCGTGCGCGGAGATCATCTTTCTTTGCCGAACGTCGCGTATCAGCCAGTCGGCGGGGAAGCCTCAACCAAATCGAAATCCAATGAACGAAAATCCTGAATCTTCAAATCGCGTGCCCGTAGCCGGCCTGGCTGGGGCGATTTGTTCGGCTCTTATCTGTGCCGCACTGACAATCGGCGTGGCGCTTTGCGCTTTCGGAGTGATTCCGTGGCCAAGCGAAGCGTCCTTCAAATGGTGGTGCGCCGCCCATGTGATTTCTTTCACGGCTGGACTGCACGCTACACGGTCCTTGCCAAACGACCAAGCTCAAGCACGCCGGACTGGGGGCGTGGATTGCAAGTGAGACGCTATCCGGCGTTGCTTGCAGCGCATGGTTAGGCCACAACGAAAATCTATGACTGACAAATTCACAGGCAAACCAATTGATAAACTATCTGACCGCTTGCCGCATCCGAACGGCGGACGCTGCGAAACCTGCGGCACTGAAACAATAGACCACTGCCCGGTGTGCCGTGCGCCTCAATGCTGCCCAAGCTGCTGCGCCGATGCGATGACGGAAGGCACGCGCCAAGACAGCGAACAGGCTGCAAGGTCTGGCCTCGCACACACGCACGCCTATGTGGCCTAACGAAAAAGATGAGCTGACGCGGCGAGCCGCCCTGAAAAATCCATGAACTCGAAAGCAAACCACGAAGCCCTGTCCGCGTCAGCTCGGGCGGCAGGTTCGGCAGGCTTGGAAAAAACATGAATACAAAAACAGCAAGAGAACTTCTCGGCATAGTCGAAAGCGAGTGCCCGGAAGTCGCCGAAGGAAATGCGCGTGAAATTATCCGCGGTGCATTCACGGAATCGCCATCGTGGGCTCTCCGGGTTCGGCGCGGCGTCCCGCTAATCGAGCACGCGGTGACCCCGGTCGGTGCCGATGATCCGTGGATAGAGGCCACCGTATCCGTGGAAAGATTCTTCCGGCATGAAATGTGGGAAATCTACGAAAAAGAACTCGATGACGCCGCAAAGGTGAGGCTCGCGAAAACCCTTGAGCGGGCTGCGAAACGCATCCGCGCGACTTTGCCCAACACCGTGGTCAGAGACGGCCCGCTCGGGGGCCGTTCTCTGTAGCACTTGGTTGGGCCTCCGATTTTCAACTCAAAAACCACAATGAAATACCGAAAGAAACCTGCAGTAATCGAAGCCATGCTCTTCACGGCTGAAACGCTGGATGAATGCGTGGCCTTCTGCGGCGGTAACTACGAATACCGCAACGCATCGTGCCCCGCTCCGCACGGCGAAGTCATCGAAATCAAAACGCTCGAAGGCGTGATGATGGCAACGCCGGGCGACTGGATCATCAAGGGCGTGAAGGGCGAGTTCTACCCGTGCAAACCAGACATCTTCGCCGCCACCTACGAGGCCGTTCTTTGAATTGTCCCAACGCCAAGGTCAGCGAATCCGCCACATGAACGTCTCTGCCACATACGCTCTTAACCTGACGCCATCGACCGAGGACGGACGGGCGGATTCGCTGTGCCGCCTGGTTCAGCTTTTCTCAAAATGCACGCATACCTAAACAACCAGCGCAATCGCGAGCTGGAAAAGCTCACGCCCGCGATGTGGCGGATGCTTTTCGACATCCGCGACCACGACGACCCAGGATATTCGCTGCGCGGAATGTCCGCGCACGGTGGCGCGAGTGGCACAAGCGCCGCGCTCCGCAAACGCGGACTGATGATCGGCGACAAACTCACCGCTCTCGGCTCCGCCGTGACCTACGTCGAATGGCGCGGCGCTTTCTAAACTGAACGACCAAGCTGAGCGACCGGAATGAGCGCGCTAGAGACATCCAATTGCAACGACGACGTGGCCGCGCTCAGTCCGGTTCGCTCCAGCGCGTGGTTAGCACGTCCGGCCTTTTGCGTCCGAAAAGAAATGCTTGCAATAACCCAACGCTCGGTTATTGTGGCGGCGCATGAAAACAACCAAACTCGAAATGGGCCTGATGAAACTTCAGGCGGAAACGCCTGCCGAATCTCAGGCAATCTGCGGCATCATCGAAATGAACTCAAAGCTGATGCCTGCCGCAGTGGTCAACAACCACGGCTGTCGGCAGGTCGGGAAAAAATACCTGAACTGGTGTCTCATCCCCGATGGTCACTTGGATGGAACGTGCCGCAAGAAACACCTGGAAGGCGACGGGTGCGACTGCCTGAAAGACGGCATCAAAGCGGGACTCAAGAAATGGGGCAAGCTGCCGTGGAACTACGTCTTCAAACGCGCATGAAAAAGAAGAACTCAGCGGCGGTCGCACTCGGCAAAATGCGGAGTGCGGCGAAAGCTAAAGCAGCGAGAGAGAACGGGCAGCTTGGAGGCCGTCCGAAAACCAAGCGCGTGACCCGGCGTGCTAACGCAAAGCTCACGCCATGACTACCGCGCCCACACGCTCCGACCTCGCTAATGACTCCCACGCGGTAGTCATTGAGCGTGGAGCGTCTTGTTCGACGTTGGCGCGGCACGAATGGCAAACCTGCGAAATCGAGGACTGCGACGAATGCCAATGGCTCGTCGATTGGGGGATGGTGATGGCGTGCGACCACTGCGGTAGCCCCGGAATGGTGGACTGCGACGGCTGGGTAATGCACGAACCGTGGCTGTCTGATGGCGCGTGCGTCTGTATCGGTTGCAGCGCCCAAATCGAGGCGGCATTCAATTCGTCGAACGCTAAAGTTCAGACACGAGCGGAGGACAAACTATGAAAAACAAAAAGAGCGCAGCCCGCTCGTTGTCTGTGGCGGCGGGTTCGGCATGGCTCCACTGGGGCTACTCAAAGGAGCTTGGGAAATACTATGCAATAATCCAAGAAAGGGATCGCGCACACGCGCTAATAATCTCAGACGATAGTATCAATTGGCGACGCGCGAGCCCACGCGAAACGTGGCAGCCGTGTAGGATTGACGCCGGCAAAATACTTCCTATTCTTCCGCTTTCGCGGGCGATGTGAAAGCCGAACGAAAAGCTCTCGCGCCCTGCCGCCGAATAAAAATGGACTCACTCTTGCAAATGGACTTTGAACAACCCGCGAGCGCGGCAGGGTTGCGAGCAGCGCCGGGTTCGGCGTCAGTGCTGGACGTGTGCTGCGGGAGTCGGATGTTCTGGTTCGACCGCAAGAATCCGGCCGCAATCTTCTTGGACAAGCGCCGCGAGAGACACCTGGCCGCTGACTGCTCGGTGAAGAACGGCGAGCGGGAAATCGTGATAGACCCCGACATCGTTGCGGACTTCACAGACCTGCCGTTCGACGACAACACCTTCGCGCACGTCATCTTCGACCCGCCGCACATCCAGCGGAATGGTGATACGAGCTGGCTGCTCAAAAAGTATGGAGTCCTGCGCGGTGACTGGCGCGCGATGCTGCGCCTCGGCTTCGCTGAATGCTTCCGCGTCCTGAAACCCGAAGGCACGCTCATTTTCAAGTGGAACGAAATCGAAGTGCCGCTGCGCGAAATCCTCGCGCTGACTCCGGTGCAGCCGCTCTACGGACACCGCACCGGGAGGCAGGCGAAAACGCACTGGTGCGCGTTCCTGAAGCCGAACAAATAAGATGACACAGATGCCCGCTCTCCCTGATGCTACTACCGCTGGAAACGTCCCAGCGGGCATCTTGTGTCTGGCGCCTGGTTCTCCATCCGGGACGCACCAGAATCAACTGCCGCCGGCCGCCAACAAATTCCACGTCGGCAACGGATCCGACGGCAAGCACTACTGGCTCACGCCGCCGGTGCTGATGGCCGAACTGCAATCCGAATTTGCGTTCGACTTCGACCCATGCCCCTGCCCGAAGCCGGAAGGCTTCGACGGACTGACGTGCGAATGGGGGCAATCGAACTACGTGAATCCCCCGTTTGGATCCATCATGCACGAGGGGAAAAAGAAAGGTCCGACTGCGTGGGCAAGGAAGGCGATCTTGGAGCACCGGAAGGGCAAAAAAGTGGTGCTCGTATATCCCATCGACAAATGGGTGCTGATGCTGCTCGCGGCTGGAGCGAAGGTGCGGAACCTCGGCGATGTCCGTTGGTGCGCGACCGAAGACGGCTCACAGGGCAAAGGCACCGGTCGGCACATCGCCGCCTTTATCTTGGAGAACGAATAGCTCTGATATGCCGCCTCAAGAGTCATCCCAAATTACGAGAGACGCGATGGCGGCATTATCAGCAGCGCATGGTTCGAGGACTTTCATGTATCGCATCGCAGCAAAACACTCCACCGTCCTCGGCTACGGAGCAACCTCGCAGATGGGTAAAAAACTGTGGGCCTCGCTGGTGTGGGCTGGCGCGCGAAAGGATGGCGGCGCGCACATGATGAATCCAACCGGCGGCGAATACCTGCACGTCCGCGTGAAGCCAGTTGCGGACGGGTGCTGGTATCGCGTCCGATGCTCGCACTACATCGGCAGCCAATGGCGCGGCGGCGTGGTGCAAAAGATCGCGCTGAAACAAAAAGGAGGCAGGTGGCACTGGCGCGTCACTGTGTCCTCGAACATTGGACATGAGCCGCGTGCGGGCGAATCACCCTCGATGCCGAGCGCAGAATAAATAACCGAATCACCCCCAGCCCCGCACGTTGGCTCTGGGGACTGGTTAGGCTCCGATTTTATGACCCACGAACCAATCAAAATCCACGAATACGAAATCACGGAAGAGCAGATCGCGAACCTAGCGACGGAGTTCTTCGGCACCGTCGTCTATCCGGCGGGCAACCACCAAACGGCTCATCTCTCTTTTACGGGCCAGCCGGACACATCCCGCGAAGAACTGCGGGCTCAATTCATGCGCGCTCTCGCGTGCTACAAACGGGCTTCTGCCTAACAGGTGATTAACTAGAACAAAATCTATCTATCAAATGTCCGAAAAAGACGCCATTCAACGCTTTGTCGCTTTCATGCGGCTAAAACACTGGGCACTCACCACGGAGCGCAGTTACGTCGCGTGGGCGCACAAATACACGGCGTTCGTCAAGCGCGGGACTTGCGGCAGATCGTCCTCGGAAGAAAAGGTGCGGGCCTACCTCGAATCTATCGCACCGCATTGCGCGGCCAAGACGCAGAATCAATGCCTAAACGCTCTGGTCGTTTTCTACCGCGAGGGCATCGGCACTCCGCTAGGCAAGCTCGGTGCGTGGTCCTACGCCAAACGCCCGCAGCGCATCCCGGAATATGTCGATGTGGCGGACGCCAAGCGCATCCTCGCGCTGATTCCCGGCACACATGGACTGATGGCTTCACTGCTTTTTGGCAGCGGACTGCGACTCATGGAGTGCGTCAGGCTGCGCGTGAAAGACTGCGACGTGAAAAACCGCGCGCTGTTCATCCGGGGCGGCAAGGGGAACAAAGACCGCGTGGTGAATCTGCCGGTGTCGCTCGTCGCACCGCTCACCGCCCATCTTGAACGAGTCAAGGCCCTATGGACCGGCGATCAAGCCAATGGGCACCCGCCGATTCAACTACCGACAGAAGGGCTTGACCGCAAGTTTCCCAACGGCGGAAAACAGTGGCCGTGGTTCTGGGTCTTTCCTGGCAAGGGGCTTTCGCGCGACCCACGCAGCGGCATCTATCGCCGTCACCATACCCACGAGAATGGGCTGCAAAAGGCCGTCACCAAGGCTGCACAGGTGGCAGGTATCGGCAAGCGGGTTTCCTGTCACACGCTTCGCCACGGCTATATCACGGCGCTGGTTCAGGCGGGCGAAGATATTTCCAAAGTGCAGGCGTTGGCCGGTCACAAGCATATCGCCACCACCCAAATCTACATTCACATCGCCCCGAAGGCCGTCGCCTCGGTCAAAAGCCCGCTGGATTAAACGGGAGCGCCGCGGCCAAACAGCTTCCGTGTGAAATTGCCGTAGCGGTCGGGCTTCTTCGAGGGGAACTTGCCGGCGAACAGTCCTGCCTTGGGCGCACCGGGAACCGCATCGTCGCCCGATGGCACGCCGGCCCCGCGCTGGGTGACGCCAAGGGATTCGCCGGGATCGAGGTCTTCGGTCTCGCCATCCAGCGGCATTTCGTCGGCAGAGTTGGTGAGTGGGTTCGCTGCTTCCGTTTGCTGGGGCGGGCGTGGCGTGGGTGCAGTAGGAGCCGGATAAGCATCTGGCAGCGAATCCTCGGAACCAGGGATGTTCTGCACCGGAGCCGGAGTTGGCGACGTGCGCGACATCGGGGTTTTAGGAAGAGCCTTAGCCGCGTTGTAGCTGCCGGGCTTGGCCCACATGCTTCCGGTATAGGCGTTCACGTCGATGCCGCCGGGATTGGCCTTGCGCAATGCCGTGGCGGTGTCCCCGTATTTCGGCTGCGGCGCAGACGGATTAGAAGACATGGCGGTCGGAATACCGGTAAAATTGCGGCCCCTGATGGGCGTCATCGGGGTTCTGCGTGTTCTGGGCAGAGGGGGCGCTTGAGAGATTGGGGGCATGATGGGAATGGTTAGAGTTTAATTGTGAAAACTTCAAGCCAAGGAATTTGCCGCGTGCGGAGGTGGCCGCGATACTCGCCCTCCTGCTCATGGTAGGCGACATGATGGACGTATTTCTTCTCATCGCCGCCCTTCTTCTTTTCCCAAATGACATGATCGCAGGGGCAGTGCGTGATGACGTTGATCCTGAGACCGGCCGGATGCCAGCGATGCCAGCAGACGAAAAGGTCTTCGGTGCCGCCGCCGTCATAGCCGTCGAAGGTTGCCAGGGCCAGTGCCTCGCGGTTCAGCAGGGTGCAGCCGAAACCGCACCAGTCCGAGGGCAGCACCGCCCCGCGGCCGATGCCCGGCGCATAATGGTCGAGCCAGCCGCGCCGCCGCCAGCCGTGTTTGGCGATCACTTCCCAAATGTTGCCGTCGGGCGGGCACTCCTTGATCTTCTTGTTCGTTTCCTCCCACTTTTTGCGCTGCTCGTCGGTGGGTTGCGCCTTGTCCTCATTGAGCTTTTTCAACTCCGCCTCGTTGGCGTCGAACTCCGCCTTGAGTTCGGGGGGGAGCTTGCGCTCGCCCGGCAGGAAATCCTCGGCAATCGGGTGCTGCCGCGTGCCGCAGCCGCCGAGGAAAGCGCCGTTGGGATAAGGGCAGGTGGAGACGGAATAATACCCGCCGTCAAATTCCAGCATCGTCAGGCTACAGCGGAGCGCATTGGCGGGCGGGAGCACGTCGCTGTCGAGCGACCAGCAGAAATCGGCGTTGAATTTGCGGGCCTGGGCAAAGGCTTCGCTGCGCATGGCGGCAATCAGGAGCTGCGCCTGCGGCTTGTAGTTTTCGCCGCCCTCGGTGAGCGTGGCGTCGCCAGCCAGGCGCACCACCCAGCCCTCCGGCAGGATGGCCTCGTAATACTTCGCCACGGCCTTTAACTCGCGCGACGTGTCGCCCACGAGGATGAGGGCGCCGGGCTCGGCGCGCGCCGCGGCGATATTGGCCAGCACCCGCCGGGCCTGCGCGCTCATCGCGTAGGTGTAGCTCTTGGTGGCGCAGATCGTGATCGCGAGTTTCATGCGGTGGGATATTTTGAGAACGAGACGATTTGCTCGGAGCGCCCGGTGTTGATTGCGGCAGAGACTTCGGTGGACGTGGCCAGGGTGTAGGGCTTCGCCAGGGCTGTGGGCGGAATCGCGTGGGCCGCTGTGCTGTCGGAATGGGTGCCGGGGGCCGTGCGCGTGTAGGTGCTGCTCACGCTGCCGCCCGCCGATACGTCGGTGACGGCAAAAAGGCCCGGCCAGTCGATGATGCTGTCAGCCCAGGATGCTTGTTCCGGGATGCCGCCATTTCTGGCCGAGGCGTTGCTTGTGGCGTCTGCGTAAAAATTGGTCTGGGTGGAAACCAGGGCAAAGGTATGGGTATTTGCTCCGGTGCCGGTGGTGGAGGTGCGCGTCGTGGTGTCGGTGTAGGTGCTCGTGCTGGAAAGATAAGTGTAGGTCGTCGTATAGCTGGACCGCACCGCACTGGTGACGAGCAGGACGCTCGATCCCGTATCCCATTTGCCCGTGTAGGCCGTGGTGCTTCCCCCGCCATAGCTGGCCCAGGTGGTGTTTCGGACAAACAACTCCGGCGACTGGATAAAATTCGGAAAAACATTCACCAGTCCGCCGAGATACGGATAATAGAGCGATGGCGAGCAACTGAGCTGAAGGCCGATGGCGTCAGCCGAACCGATGGCGGCCGGGTTTTTCCATCCATAAAACGGAATGTGGCGCACGGCGCTGCGCGAGCCGCCAAACAGCGTCCAAGAGCAGGACGGCCAGGTGGCTTCGTTGCGGGTCGCCCCGGCGTCGTTCTCGGAATATGAAATCGTGGTTTGGCTTCCGGCGGCGCTGGCTGTCGTTGTGCCAGAGCCCGACCCGGAGCTTGTCGTCACAAACTCAAGGCCGGAAACCACCGTGTAGGTGTAAAGGTTGGTAAAAGTGAAATGAACCGTGGCCGCCGCTGTCGCGCTGGCCGCCGTGTTGATCTTCATTTCTGCGGTAACCGCATTCATGTGTCCGGCGAAAGCCGAAACTGAGGTTGTCAGGCCGCTAAATACATTGGAGGTGGTCCGCGAAGTCCACCGGGACGTTGCAAAACTGCTCGTGGTGTTGGCCGCCATCAGTTGCGTGCCGGTGCCGTGGGGAAACACCGCATAATTGGCTGTGGCCACCGTCACGGTCAAATTCGTGGTCGTCAGGTTGGTGTAGGTGGTCCCCGTCGTGGTAATGGTGCTGTAGGTGATGGTCTGGACGGTGCGCGAATACACATCCAGGATGGTATCGGCACCAAAGAGATCGAGGGTGTCCGTGGTGCGGGTGAAGGACTGGCCGATGTTGGCCGCGAAGTCCGCCGTCGAATCGGTCGCGGTGATTTTGTAGAGGATTTCCGAGTTCCCTGCATCGACAATGTTCACCAGCGTAACATAACCCGTCGAGGAGGCCGAGGCGTGCGTCACAAAAGAGGTCGAGGTCGCAGTCACCGTGCGGGTCCAGACATCGCTTGTTTCCTGCGTGGTCGTGTAGGTCGCCGTGCCAATGGTGACGGCAGTATCCCAAATCGTCGTTAAAAGGCCGAAATCAAGCGTGGTCGTAATTCCCCAAATGTCGTAGGTGCCGCTGCTCGTGCCCGCGGCCAGATATGTCACCGCATAGGTTTCCGTCGTGGATACATAGGTTGGATGACCAAAGGTGCCGACCGTGCCGCTGCCGGAGGAGGTGGTTTGACCGGAGCCAGAGTTTGCTGTGTTGGTGGATGAAGACGAAGATGTTGCCGTGAAACTAGAGCCCGTGCCATTGCGAATTACCGTGGATGCCTGATAGGAAGTGCTGAAAACAGTTTCACTAAATGTCGTGGTGCTTGTGCTGGTGCTGGTCGGCGTTTCAGTCGTTGCCGTTGTGGTATAAGTGTATGTTCCGGTGGCTGAGAGCGTGTCACTCAGGCTGTAATTGGTTTCAATTTCAAACGAGTATGACAGACCGCCAGTGGCATTCGTGCTGTAATCTGTAAGTCCGTTGATCGTTGATTTTGTGGTGATCGAGCGCGTGGAGTTCGCGTAATACGTCCCGAACGAACTGTATCGCGTCTCCGAGCTTTCCGACGACGAGACAAACGTGGGGACGTAGGTTGTTTGATAAACAAACATCAGAAGCCCCAGGTGTAATAAATGTCGTAGGCGGGGAGGCCCGCGACAGGCGAAACCTTTTCCAGGCGGAAGGCTTCGGCGGAGGGTGCGTAGAGGTTGGAATCTCCGAGGGACTTGAAGGCAACGGCATCCACAATCACGCCCACGAGAATCTTGAAACTCACCGGAGGACTGCCTGCCGTCGGAGCAATGCCCGGAGGCGGAACGCTGTCTATCGCCAAGGTGGCAGACGTAATCTGTCCGTCAGAAGCCGTGCAGTCGATTACGAGATAATAGGTGCCGGTAGGAGAAACGGTCACGCCAGTCAGGTAGTTTGAAACGAGCAACTGGTTCACCGTGCCCGGCCAGATTGTAACGGTGCGCGTCGAGCCTGTGCTGGTGATGAAAATGTCGAACGGATGATGCCCGGTTGTGCCACCACCGCCAGAGGGCGACGGGCCGAGTTCCGCACTGGGCAGCCAAGGGCGGCTCAAATCCAATGACGGGCTTGGCGATGCCAAGCGCAGTAAACCAAGCCGGTTAAGATTCATCAGAAGGTAAATTTTACGCTCGTGTTCTTGTAGAGAACGGTGCCGTCCGTCGCAGTTAGGTAGGGCTCGGCCTCGGCGTGCAGAATGGTCAGCCCGGTGGGTTTGGCGGTTGGGATTGACCCGGACACCGTGGCGATGGCGGTTGCCACGGAATAGCCGCGATAAGTGCCGTTGGTGACGGTGACGGTGCTATCCCCCACATAGCCATCGAGGGCTTTTATGCTACTGACCACTGACCCGCTCGGCAAATTCGGCATGTCTTCATTGGTGGTGAATATCTCGCTCAACTGCGCCCAAGAGGTGATAGTATAGGCCACGTCGGCATTTGGCGTGGTGCTCCATGACTCGTAGATTGTGGCTTGCAGATGGCGCGTGACCGACGGATCAAAGGTTGGCGGATTCGCAGCCATCGCCAAGCCTGGCACCGTAAATTGAGTCGTGCGGAGAAAATTCCGGCTCGCGGGCGGCTTGTGGTAGACCGCCCGGTTTTGGTAATAGCCATCCCGCGGAGTATGCACGAGACTGACAAGATAGGCCGTGCCAGGGCATGGGTAGGCAGGCGTCGAGGCGGCTGCTGTGATTGTCTCAACCGTATAGATCAGGCTGCCATCGGCGCGGCCTTCAAGCCCATTGGCAAGCGTGCCGTTGCCCTCTGACCACTCGCTTCTATAAATATAATATCCGTTGGCCGTGTCTATCGTGCGAGAAAACAGTGTCACTGTTCCACTGATAGTCGCGCTTGGCGTCGTTGGCGTATAGCTGCCCGAGGCGTTCAACTCCGTGCGGCGGTAGATGATTAACTTACCGCCTTCTCTTGTCTCAACGGTGCTGACCACGATACCGACGCCCTTGGCGTAGGCGACGGTCCATAGCAAATATCCGTCCTCCCTGGTGTTGGTGGAGGAAATCAGCACGGTCCCCGCCGGCGGGGACGTGGGATTGCTGGCACCAATCGCGGTGAGTGCCCGATAGGTGGTGATGGTTACGCCCGTCGTGCCGGTATCTGGCGACTGCTCGTAGCGAATCTCGGTTGAGATTGTTCCTTTGCCTTCGGCCCACTCGCTCCGATAAATGAAATAGCCCTCCTGAATATCCTTGGTCTGACTGATGAGCGTGACAGTGCCCGTGATCGTGGGGGTCGGAGTTGTCGGGGTGTAACTGCCGGACGGATTGAGTTCCGTGCGGCGGTAGATGACCAAGAATCCGCCCTCCTTGGTCTCAACGGTGCTGACGACAATGCCGACGCCATTCGCGTAGGTGACAGTCCAGAGCAGATACCCGTCCTCCCTGGTGTTGGTGGAGGAAATCAGCACGGTCCCCGCCGGCGGGGACGTGGGATCGCTGGCATCAAAGGCGGTAAGCGCCCGGTAGGTGGTGA